CAGAAAATTCGTCTCCAAGAGAAGAAGAGCCATAGACGTTCTCAATGAGACCGCCTCCGCCACCACTTCCACCAGAGCCAGCACCTCCGGCTGATACTTCTCCGGTTGCATAGAAGCTAGCGATAGAACCGTCTTTCTTTTCTACATAGAAAGCATTGTTAGCCGCATCCCATTTCAGAATACCATCTTTTAAGATGATGTCTCCACCAACTGTGAGATTGTTTGATATGGTTAAGTCTTGGAATGGTACTTTTGGAATAAGATAGTCCGGTTTTTTATTGGTCATTACCACTTGGAAAGACGCTAACAATCCACCAACTGTTTCTGTTCCAACAAAGAAAGAAAGCGGGTCAGCGTGAACCTCACCATTTTCGTCCCACCATAAGTTTCCGTTAGCCCGATATCCAGTACCATCCATGCGGTCAACTCCTTTGGCTACATCTTTCGGTCTGTCCAAATCAGTATAATCGAAATAGTCCTTCATAGAACCACCATACCATGCAGCAATACCACCATGTGTTTGAGAAGCGTCATATATACCATTCATTCCGGCTTGTACGACAAATTCTTTTTTATCATTGGTGTATCCTAAAACATTGAGTGAATTTTGGACTAAGCCACCTTCAATAATAGTATATTCGCTAAATGCTTTCTTTAAATAGCGATAGCTAACAGCTTCCGTTAAAGCATTTTCTGCCTTACTCTCAATCTGGTCTTGAATGTAAGTATTGGCAGCATTTAAAGCAGCTATGAAAGCTCCGTACTTTGTATTAAAAGCATCGTATTTACCATTTACAGAAGCTCTGTCGGTTGCATCGGCTATCCCTTTTTCTACAACGGCTTCAATAACGGTAGTAAGTTCTTCTACAGCTTTCCCAAAAGCCGTATAAGTTGTGTTCAATGTAGTCTTAGCTGTTCCGGCAAGTAACGGATTAGCATAGACTTCTGTATAACTTTTGTCTACATCGGCTTTAACTGTAGCAATGCTTTTCAGATAAGCACCGATGGCAGAAGCCTCTCCACGGTCTACTACTCCATCAGCAAAAGCATCATCAGTAAAGTTCTTTAATCCGGCTACATCGGAATTGATTTTATTGATATCGGTCTTTACGTTATCAATATCTTCCTGTGCTTTTGCAGCCGCAGCAGCCGCAGCATCGGCATTTGATTTTGTAGCAGCATCTATTGCAGAAATAGCCGCAGTACGCTTGGTATAATAATTCTTTTGCTTCGTAGCAAAGTCCGAAGGGATAGTTATAACCTCTGGTGTATCTTTTGACAGTGCAGCCAATGCCGTATCGTAGGCTGTATAGGCTGTATTATAGTCCGTTGGAGTTCCTAAATTATAACGTGTGTATCCAGTAGTTATATCCGCCTTATCTGCTAAAATTCGTGCCCTCTCATCTTTGATACTTTGTTTCTCAGCCGGAGAGATAACCCCATCCGCTGCCCATGAGTCTAAACGACTTTTAGCCGCATCTGCCGCAGCCTGTGCAGCATCAACCGCAGATTTAGAAGCGGATGCAATCGCATTTAATGCCGCAGTCCTTTCAGTATAATATTTAGTCTGCTTAGTCGCAAAATCGGTTGGTATCTCAATCGTTTCTTTAGTCGTGTCAGATAACACCAAAAGGCTATTGTAATAATCTGTATAAGCTGTATTGTAAGCAGTCGCTTCTCCCAGATTATATAATTCATATCCTGCGGAAATATTATCTTTATCCGCTTTAATTCTGGCTATTTCATCTTTAATACCTTGTTTTTCGGTAGGTGAAATAACTCCATCCTCAGCCCATGAGTCTAATCTGTCTTTTGCTGCATCTGCTACAGCTTGTGCAGACTCCGCCAAGGCTTTAGCATCATCTGCAAAAGTCTTCAATTTATCTTGAATGGCTTTGTTCGCTGTTTCTACGGCTGTATTGAAAGAAGCATACGCAGTGTTGAAAGAAGCGTATTTTAAATCCACATCCGCTTTCTCCGATGCCGTTGTTTTTCCATCTGCTATAGCGGTATTAATTGAATTAAGTAGATTTGTGATGGCGGTATTCAAAGCCGTGTAGCTTGAATTTAATCCGGTCTTCGCTGCACCAGTTAAATAGACATTGGCATATAGTTTATCAAATGTTGCCTTTACTTCACCTTTGGTATTATTTACAATATTGATATACTTCTCTATTGCCTGTGCCTCAGAAGCATCAATAATACCGTCTTTGAAAGCTCCATCTACATAGTCATTCAAGTCTCCTACTGCCCCGGCTGCATTATCTGCCGCTGTCTTAGCCGCATCTGCCGAAGTTTGCGCTGCCTCCGCTGCCGCTAATGCTGCATCAGCGTAGCTCTTCAACATGTTCTGAATGGATAGATTTGCAGCTTCTATGGCTGTATTAAAGTCTTCATTAGCCTTATTAAAATCAGCATACTTTGTATCTACCGCAGCTTTCTCTTCCGCTGTTGTCTTCCCATCCGCAATAGCAGACTGTATAGAGGTAAGAAGGGCAGTAGTCGCAACATCTAATTTATCTTTAGCTGTCTTTAAGTTTTCTTTTGCTGTCCCTAATAAATATTTATTGGAATACAGTTTGGTGTATGTAGCATCGGTTGCTGCTTTAGAACCATTTACTACATTGATGTACTTTTCTATCGCTTTAGCTTCCGCTTCGTCTATGACTCCATCTTTAAACGCTCCATCAACATATCCGTTTAAATCGTCTACTGCATCCGATGCACTGTCTGCCGCTGCTTGTGCCGCATCTGCCGCAGCCTGTGCAGCAACCGCAGCTTCTTTAGCTTGGTCTGAATAAGATTTTAATAAATCCTGAATAGCACCATTAGCCACTTCCACTGCGGTACTAAAGGCTTCATTCGCTGTATTGTAAGCTGCAAATTTAGCATCTACATCGTTCTTTTCTGCAACTGTAGTCTGACCATCGGCAATAGCAGTGTTGATTGAATTGATAAGATTAGTGGTCGCAATGTCCAGCTTATCTTTGGCAGATTTCAATCCGGTCTTTGCTGCTCCTGTAAGATATGTATTTGCATACAATTTAGTATAGGCAGCATCAGTTGTTTTCTTAGCGTTGTCTACGATGTTTATATATTTCTCAATGGCTTGTGCTTCGGATTCTTCAATCACACCATCCTTAAATGCACCATCCACGTAGGTATTCAAATTATCCACAGCCGTTGCAGCTTGTTCCGCAGCTTCTTGTGCTGCCGCAGCCGCTTCCGCAGCTTCATTCGCCTTGGTATCATCGGTATATTTAGAAGCCAATTCCCAATGAGAAATATTAAATGCTTCTCCGGCTTTCTTCGCTGTCTTGGCTCTAAGAATATCATTGTGATAAGTCGTACCATACGTTGCATTTACCCATAAGTCTCCGACATCATAAGCCTGTTCAGTAGTAGGTTTAACAACAAACACTCTACGCTTTCCGTCTGCCGTATCTTGTGCTTTGGATGCCGCAGCCAATGCTTTCAAAGTAGCTGTATCTTCAATGACACTCCATTTCCAAGTAGTACCATCTTTTACCCATTTCCAGCTTTCGCCTGTATCAATGTTGGTAAAGGTATCATTGGCATGTTGTTTCTTTAATTCCTCGGTAGTCCAATCAACGGCAGGTTTATTCGTCAGAGTTGGGCTATATTTTTCAAAGAAACTTTCAATTTGACCATCTATTTGATATTGAATGTTATTCAGGCTTTCTGTTACCTCTTTAGCATAGTTAGTCAAATCTTCGGTAGCTGCATCAATAGCATCCTGAGTCGCTTTGTCTAAAGCATCTTCAATGGTTGAACCATTTCCGATGGTTGAGCCTACCTCCAATTGACCTTTTATTTTCAGACCTTTTCCGGTCTTAAATTCCATATAAGAAGTACGATTTCTATCGCCAATATAAGTATCTCCATAGACATTCATAAAGGCTTTGTTGGTCGTCTTATCAACGCCATAAGAGATGTAATCCTTATTCACATAGGAATAGGAGTTAATGCCGGCATACATGGTTAAAGACGGAGAATATAAATCCACCGCACTAAATATCATGGCGTTCTGTCGTTCTGGTACTTTGTCGTCTCTGTGACCTAATTGACAGATTACATCGCCTATAGCCGGAGCATCACTCTTTGTATCTGCATCGGTCTTGGACAAGTCAATATAATCATCGCCTACGCCCACAACCAGTCTCCAATAATAGTGATTGGAAACATTTTCATAAACACCCTCTTTGATGTTGAAGTCCTGTGAAAGAGCTTGGTCGTTTTTACGGAAACGATTCTCTACCTTTACTCCATCTTGTTCAGCGAGGAAATAGCACCGGTAGAAGTTCCATACCTTTTCTTCTTTTTCTCCATCTTCGTTAATTATTTCCTCTCGGTCTACTACCTTAATACATTTGATAGAGCCACCGGGAGTGATAATCTGCCGTCCGGCAATACTACCGGTATTGATAATCTCTAACGTCTCAAAGTAGGCTTTCATACGTACTTTTAAGAAGTCAGTCTCAATGAATGTCTTTCCATTCCCATCAACAGCAAATATACCGCCAATGTCTCCACCGGATACATAGTTACCAATCTTGATACCTCTCAGGAAAGAAATAAAGAAACGTGCAATATCTTCCGTATCTTTACGAAGGAAGTATTTCAGACCTTGTTTCAAGAAGTCTACACCTCCAATAGTATTCATTATATCCTGCTTGACAGAATCAATGCTGGTCTGAATGGAGTTCTTACTTATCGTAAGTGTATCTGCCAGTTCAATCGTAATTTCCGGTAGAACTTCACTATCTGAACGATAAGTATAGCTGGATACATAAAGTTGATGATATTTGCCATTGTATTCTAAATCAATACGTGCACTTGAATTAATCAGTGCTTCTATAGCCGGATTTTCAGCAAGGAAGATACGACTTAACTTAATAGAGAACGTGAACTTTTCACTATTATTGTTAGCCATGTATTTAAGGATAGCTTCTTCCAATTCATTCTCTGCCTTGTAGATATAGGTCTGCGGCATATCAATGTTTGTGATAACAAAGCTGTCCCCATAGGAAGGTCTGATATTTCCATTCTTATTCGGCATTACCATACCAAAGGTAGTATTGTCTTTTTTCAAAGCAATCCATACCTCATTCTGTGTAGTATCTTGCTGGTTGGCTTGTATGTTATTAGGCTTTACTTTATCGGCATAGTTACCTTCTGCAATATTGCCATTTTTGTCAACTTGTACCGGATTCTTAAAAACAGTCTTTCCATCTTCTTCTACTTCTATAACTCCAATTTGGAATGTACAAGCATTACAATTTCCACTTGTCATTACAATAGAAGCGTCGCTACCTACAATCGGTTGTTCGAATAAGTTGAATCCGTAGTCTCCACTAAAACGGTTCAGTTTTACATAGAAGTAAGAATGAACATAATCTCCGGTGCTTTCGTCTACCTCATCGTTATCGTCCTTGTCAAAAGCTACATCTATAATTTCGTCTATGCGTAAACCGGCAGCATTGAGAGTGTTTTTAATTGTAGGCTTTATATCTTCAAAAGTAACAATTTGTTCCTTCTGATTAGCTGTTGTAAATTCATTCTCAAAGACATAGTATTCTCCTGTTTCTGGATTGATATACCTTTTATTAATTGCATTATAGAAACGTTCTGCACCGTCCGTATCTCGATAGATAGGAGGCATAAGAGTGCCAGCCGGAGTTATCCATTTCCCGCCTGCCGCTTCAATCGCTGCCCGGTCGTTGCTTGGATTTGGATAATAGAACTGAATGTTATCCGAACTACCCGTTCCGGTAACTCGGTTGGTTATTTTATAATTGGCATTTGTCTTATTGATGGAAAGCAACTCATAATCTTTTCCATACCGGAATGTATGAGTAATGGCATTATCCGTAAAGCCAACATGACATGTCTTTCCTACGAAATAAAAAGGAAGTTCAAAGATATTGAAAATCTCCTGTATAGCATCAAAGACAAACACATCTTCTAAAGAGACCTGCTTAACCTCGGAAGTAATGCCTGCATCAACGACAACTCGGTAGGATACCTGACTATATTCCAGAGAATAATTCAAACGAGCAACCAGTTCATGCACATCTCCGTAGAACAATACCTTTGTGCTATTACTTACATATCGGTCTACCGAAGTGTTATCAGATACAACATCATAGAAATAAATAGTCTCCAAGATGTTTCTTTCAGAAACGAATTCAATGTCATGTTTATATCGAACATCGTCGTTTGATTTGGAAGAAGACGGAGTTTTAACTATAAAATATCTCTCACCACGAAAATCAGCATATTGTTTTCCTGTAACCCATTTATCATCCAAACAGGTCGGATACATTGCAGTAGCGGTTAGGTTCACAGAACCCATGCGGATATCACTAAAGGAATACTCAGGAATAATTAATTGATTCTCTTCATTTGGAAAAGGAGTATCATTCACTCCGTCTACATAGGTGAAGATTTTAACTAATTGCTTGCTCATTATTTCTCTTTTCTTTTATATTGTTAATCTGTTCTGTTTTCTTCTGAATAATCTTTTCTGCATTCTCGATAAATTCAGCTACAGGACAATTACTTTCCCTTGGTATAAAATGGCAAGTGAGCCATTTTGAAATGGCTCTGGACTTGATATCATCGTTTAATTCTAACTTTCCTATTTTAAGATTAAGTCTCTCGATTTCTTCTCTATTCTCTCTTTTGTCCTCATCTCGATTTTTCTTTATCTCTTCGATGATTTCACGCAGATTCTTTATTTCATAAGAAACCTTCTCAGGTTTAGCTTTATATAGAGCAATCGCTCCACCACCACCTAATAATACACTTACAATCGTTATGATGCTTTGCCAATCCATAAAATAGAGTTTTAGATAGTACCCAAAGATACTAATTATTTTTCATTATTATTGCTCTTAGAAGCCGCTAATTTAGCACTTCTCTCTTCTTTTTCTATTTCTCTTTGTTCTTGCAACTCTACCTCTTTTTTCCTGCGTTCTTTTTCATCAGGAGCAGAAACTGGACTTTCTTCTGTGGCTGTTTCTTCGGATATGATACCATTTGTCTTTAAATTCACAAGCATAGATGCAAATTCGGTATCTGACTGTGGTCTCCATACTTTGAAAGAAGCATTGATGTTCAATTGTTCAAAGTCTGTTACCGCTGTTGATTGTATCTTTTTCTCAACCAATTCTTTAGCCAATCCTTCTTTGAACAGACGACACATTTTATCGGCAACATTTTGGTAGTCAATAACTTTTTGCAATGCGTTTTCAATATCCATTGACATAGACATCATAATCGCAATGCCGGATATATCACCGGACATTTTAATGTCTTTGGGAAGAATAAAGGTCGTGCTGGAACATTTCTGAATAGTTTCTTCCAGCAATTGAAGAGTGTCCAGATAGCCTTGTGGAGATGGGGGAGACAGGAATTTAGCATCCCCTTCTGCATTCATAGACCTATCGTTTAGAATTACGCTACCCGCTATCGTCTTTCCGCTATCATCGAAACGACCTTTAATATAGAGGATACCCCAACCATGACGTTTCTGAATGACATTGAATATGTTATATAACACTTCGTATGCTTCAATGATGCTTTGTGCATTGTTCCATGCAACATCTCCACGTTTTGTTACTAAAGGTATTTCGGAAAAACCATGAACTTCTACACTTTCCAGTTTCCATCCTTTATCGGCTGCATCCAGACCGCTATTGCTATGGTGGTAAACATATGTGTCGTCGTAAGAATCAATATATTCCGTCTCTCCATCGGTGTAGTAGACACTTTCTAATATCCGGTCTCCATTATCGTCATTGTGAGGACACAGGATATATCCATCCATAAAAGATAAGAGACGGCATTTGATTCTCTTTTTATTGTCAAAGTAGTAAAGTAAACCTGCATCACCTACAGACAATTGAGCATCAACCAGTTTAGTCTTCATGCCATCCTGATTACGTAATCTCCAATATTGTTTAAAAGTAATGAAGTCTTTAGCTTGTTGTTCAGAAGGCTGCGTTTCCATAAGAGTAAATAGCATGTCATTCCCACACAGATGAAGAACTTGCTTATCTTTTATGTTCTTCTGATAAGATACAGCCATTTTTTGATATTCAATCTCCACATAGCTACCGTTATCCAACTTCATGGTAATAGAAGGGACATTCTGGTCAAAGAGGACTTTGTGGCACTGAGGGTCTAGTTCTTCCAGAAATTGTTGTTGTGAGATAACCTTCTTTTTAAATTTAGGCAATTCCGCCCTTACTGTTTGGTTGATGGATACTTCACGTGTGTGATTCCATAAACTACTATAGTCTACAACCCCTCTAAAGAATGGCTTCTTTTGAAGCAACTCATCCGGATTGTCAATCAAATACTTTATTTGTTCTTTATAATCAGCCATTGTTTGTCTCCTTTTCAATTAAATTGTACCGTTTCATACATTGTTCTTTACTGTTTACATAACATTCTCTTTGGGTATAGGGACAAATATAATTGAACTTAGGTTCAACCACTACAACGCAATCCTTATCTTCTTTCTCTTCTGTGCCGAACTTGTCATTTAGTTTGGTTCGAATATCAATCTGCATTTTGAGAGCATCTTTCGCATCCAATTTCCCCTCTATATACTCTGTCTTCACATCACTTAGCAACTTAATAAGTTCTGCCTTATTTTCCTCAAAAGTAATGTCTTCTGCTAAATTTTCTACTTTAACAGGAGATTTTACTTCTTCTTTCTCATCTTTATTTAATGCTTTCAGATAAGTTTGTAGAAAGATTATCTTTTTGGAAGACATATATTCTTTCATGTCTTCTTCATCACTTTCATTGCCCCAAATCGCTTTGAATGCAATCTTATTATCATCAAAACTATTTAGAAGAAGAACATAAGAAATGTCCCGGACTGAAATGTTATGTTTCAGCTTCTTCCCTGCGTTGATTGTATCTTTAATGTCTTCTAAATTCATTTGTACCTCCTATGCCCAAAAACTTGGATTATATATATTGTCTCTTCTATGAGTAATAATACTTTTTTCCGGTTCATCAAACTTAGCTGTTTGAGTCAACTCTTCTCCATATTTATATTCTAACAATGGAAGCATCCGGTAAGCTATAGGGTCAAGTAAGTCCATAGAACGCCCTTTACCTAGCATCTGATTCATTTCCTTCTTACTTAAAAGACGGAACTTTCCACTGAACTGTTGCTTGAACCGGACAACGGAACATTCCTCGATAAACTCTGTCTGTATGCTAATCTCTTCTTTCATCTTGGAATGATAATAGCGTCTTGAAGCAACTTCATCATCCCACGACAACATGCCTTCATTAATAAGAAATCTTAGACGGAGATAGCACTCATCTTTTAATAGATATGCAGAACGAGCATACATTCCACAAGGAGCATTACTTGAAAGGAAAGGAAGAGCATCTGGTATATAGTCAGACATGTATCTGGCATTTGTTCCATCAAATATAATATGAGTGTTGGCTATATCCCATTTTTCTGCAAATGATAATAATCTTTCAGCATTCATTCGAGGTGTCGTCTTCCCCAAAATCATAACATCCAAGATATGCAGTCCATCCCATGCGATTGCTACCAGATTGTCTGTTCCATAATCCGCTAAGTCGGCTGTAATCCATCTATCCCCATTTCTCTGTGGGTCAGTCATAAATGTCTCTCTAGCTACAGAAGAAGGTATAGGAGCTTCTGAATCGTCGTCTTCGTCTACGTTCCAGTTACCTTCCAAAAGTATTTGACCACGCTTTCCACCAGATGCAGCAACACTACCAATATAGTCTTTATTATCTCCTAATGAAGCAACGTTTTCACTTATATTACCTAATATAAAACAGAAGGATTTAATCAAGTTCTCATAGGAAAACTTGACCACTCCTTTATTAACGGCTTTCAGTTTACGGTCTATGGATATCTTACATTTCTGATATACCTCTTCTTTACTTTCTCCCCAAACAACAGTATCAACAGTTTCACCTTCAATGAAGAAATACAGCACCTTTCTATCCATGTCAGGACGGATAAAGCCATCATATCCAATATAAGGTTTGAGGAATGTCCGAAGCCAGTGAGACTTCTTGGGATTGGTTGTACCACGTATCTTTGAACCGATACCAGCCGAACCACGGTTACGGGTAATAATTGTATTGAATGTAGACCACTCATAGGATGTTAACTCATCCATATATACCATATCATACTGCCATCCTTTGACACGTTCCATCAACTTCTTAGGATTTTCATCAGCAATATGTGTAATGTCTACAAAAGCACCAGAAGGGAAAGTTATACGAGGACTATCTGTTTCCTTGGATTTAACGCTATCACCATAAACGTTTTTAAATTCATCTACCATACCACCACCAGCTTTGGTGTCTTGTAGATTTCTACGAGTGAAAACAGCACGGAAACGAGGTATCTTAGACCATTCAGCTACAGACAAAATAGCACCGAAGCTCTTACCGCAGTTCAATACGCCTCCAAAGAAGCAAACATCTACGTTTGATCTAACAAATGCTTCTTGACCACCAGCTTGGGGTCTAAACACTTTCGCTTTATTTTTTACTTCCTCCTTTTCCATATCTTTATAACCACAAAAATAGCTTTCTTTCTGTTTGAAAAAATTCACAAATATAATAAACTGGTTCATATATGAACTAATTTCTCATTTCAACCAACTTTAAACTTGTCAATAATGCTTTATTTTGTGTGTGAATTATTAACTAATTGGGAGAAACTATGAAGTTTACGAAACAAGAAGCCTTTGAAAAACTCAAAGGTGAACTGACCAAAGGCGGGAAAACCCTGCGTTTGACAGAAAGAAGCATTAACACCACATTAGACACCCTAATGCCGTTACTTGCAAACGATGAAACTGAGTTGGATGTTTTCTTCAAAGCCGCTTTGCCTATTGTAAGTACGCAAAACGCCAATGTTGAAAAGGATAACGCAGATTTCGTAAAAATGTATAAGGAAAAGAATCCTCTAAATCCTAATCCCGACCCTGACCCAAATCCTGACCCGGATAAGGACAAAAACAAGAAAGACCCTATTCAGGAACGTTTGGAACGGTTGGAAGCGCAGCTTGCTGAGAAGGAAAGAAAGGAGAAAATCGGCTCTTTGAGAAGTACACTTTTGTCGAAATTGGGAGAAAAGGGAGTTGACAAAGAATGGGCAAACGAGTTCATTTCTGAAATCAACATTACCGAAGATTTCGATGTAGACAAGAAGACTGAATCTTATTTAAAGATTTACAACAAATCGAAGGCTGAGATTCCTTCTATCATTACTCCCAAAACCCCAAAGGGAGAACCCATCTTGGATGAGAAGGAACTTTGGAGCGACTTGAAACCTAAAAAAGAATAATAAAATGAACGAAAACGATTTTAACGATTTCATGTATGGTGGCGTATTCTTAGGTACGGCACTTGTACAGAAAAGAGGAAGCATCGGGGGGACTCGATACGTCTTCGTAAAATTGCAGGGCATAAAGAACCAGTTCGTTTTCCCGACTACCGGTGGTGTAGTTCAGAATCCCTTTCAGGGAAGGGGAAAGATGTACGCTGGTGACTTGGTAGAATATAGATACAATGGCGGTACTACAAATGATAGTGACAATGCTGTTGTAATTCTGATGAAGACTTTTGAAGTAGCAAAGATTGTGGAAGCCGCAGGAACAGAAGTTCTGATTGCTCGTACTGGTTACAGGCACATACCGGAAGTTGGAAACATCTTGATGAAAGCACCGGACACTCTGAATGGTACAGGTACTTCCGCTACGGTTACTGCTGTAGAGGCAACTACTGATGCTGGCTCAGATGTATGGAAACTTACATTAAGTGCTACTATCGGTGCATTGGATGTAGGTGATGTATTGGTAGAAGGAACAAAAGCTGGTGCTGACGATAAGATGTTGGTTCAGAATCCGAATGCTATGCTTCCTTGCGACTATGATTTCTCTTACATTCCCGCAAAGAATGCAGACGATTGGGACGGAGCAATATATATGCTAACTCCGACTTTGGGAGGAACAGCATACATTCACCGAATGTCTCCAATGCCTCCGGCTGTATTGAAAGAAAGAAATGTTTCCTTAGTAAAAGGATGGTTCACGCTTCGTGCTAATTAAAGAAAGGAGTATATAGAATGGCAAAATTTGACTTTAATAATAGTAGATATGCTGCTCTCTTTAACAGTAGAGAGGGCATAAACTTTTTGCAGAGTTTCATTGATAACTCTGAAATGCTCCGTATAAATTATGGATGGTGGAGAACTCAGTATTCGATTGCTGACACCAAGACTCCGAAGAATGCTAAAGGAGATGCAACGTTTACCGTTTCTACCAAGAAATCAACTTCTGCACCTTTGATGGATATGCGAGCACCGTATGGTGATTCTATCCCTCTGGATAAGGAAGGTTTCGCTTTCTATTCTGCAAGTATTCCTGACTTTATCACCCCGGGTCTCGTTGAGACAGCAATGGAGCGTCAGTATAAAGAAGAATATTTCGCTCAATTCGGAAACGATGCGAAGATTCTGCAAGCATGGGCAGAAGAGGCTCAATTGCTGATTGACAGTAAAGACCAAACCCTGAACTATCTCGGTGCTCAACTGCAATCTACCGGTAAGACTATCTGTGACTTTGGTCGTGGTATCAGAGGTAGAATCCAGAAAGCCGAAATTCCGGCAGAGAACTTCGTAAAAGCTGGTAAAAAAACTTGGACTGACCCGACTTGTAAGTTGCTCACCCAAATGGTAGAGATTGAATACAATTTCCGTGAACGTACCAATTACCAAGGTGCAATGAAGTGGATGGTCACTTACGATATGTTCCAGAAGGTAATTCTGCAAAATGCAGAAGTTCGTGAATGGATTCAGTACTATCGTGACCTGAATACCAATAGCCCAACGGCTTCTCCTGAAATCAAGATTATCCCCGAAGAACTTTTCCGTAACGCAACGGCAAGCATCCCGGGTCTTTCTCCAATCGAAATCGTCGTAGAGAAAGAAAAGAACTTGGAATGGGACAAGACCACAATGGTAAACGGTTGGAAAGAAGGTATCGCTGTTCTCCGTCCGGTTGGTTATGCTGGTGATATCCAGTACACTGACATCTTGGATGAAAACTTGTTCCCGAAATTTGGTGTAGACGAAATCAAGATGGTATTCGCTTCTTTGGATGGCGGTATCGCTCGCTTGGTAAACTCTACTGTGCCGAATGGACGTTTGAAAGAATGGCATACGGACTTGATGATGTCTGCCATCCCGTCATTGACCGAGTTCCCTTGGCATATCATTGTAGATACTACAAAGACTAATTGATATGATACAATTTGATATTATAGATTATCTTTCTGGGTTGACCGCCTTTGTCTTCGATAAGGCGGTCTTAACCCGTATCGCAATGGAACGTGATGTAGCCGACATAACAGATTATAAAGAACTTACTCAGCAACAGAAAGACTTATGTCTCGCTGATTTGTTGTTTGTAATCTATACTGCCCCTAACTATACCGCTAACATGACTAATCAACATGGGCAATTTATACAGACCATCGGTAGTCAACGATACGACACCAAGAAAGAAGTCTATAATGTCATGATTGGGTTATATCAAAAGTGGGACGACCCCAAAATAGAGGAAATTCCAAGCGAAGGTTTACAATGGATTAACGAGAACGACTGATGTACATAGAGAGAAATCGCATACAAGAATATCCGTTTGATGGTGTGTTTTATCACATTGGGATTGATGAAAGTAAGAAATTGGATGAACAAGTAGAAGAAGAAATAATCGACTTGGAAACTAAATGTGACATACAAGAATCATCAAAAACAGATACAAGTGGAGCTATTAACGCTTCATTCAATATCTATTTCCCTTTTGATACTACTGTAGGCATTAACATTAAACGTGGTTATCTTTTTAGAGGTTCTATGTATGGAATGGAAGTCAATGGGACTATCATTGGACTTTTCCCCACTCAGATGGGTGGATGTGTGGCTTATATTACTGATAGGACAACGTGAGTATAAAGGATGGATATATAAAAGACCTAGCCAATAAGCTAGCAAGGGATGGTCGGAAACTTATTGAGACAGCCTATCTAAAGGCAGATTTCGGTAAGGATAAGACACAGAACCTACATGATAGCTATGGAAGCGCAGTCTATTATAATTATAAGATTTATCCGAATACCAAAAGTTTCTTTACGCCTATGTCTTCTACTAAGAAAAAAGACCCCAACACAGGGGAGAAAATCAGCGGAAGAGAGGCTATAGAAGATTTCTTTGCAACATTTAAACCTTCTTCGGATGGTATGCAATTGGTTGTCGTTGTCGCCATGTTTTATGGTGGAATATTGGAAGCCGGGCAATATCCGTTGAAAAGGAAATACAATGTAATTTTTATGATAGGAGACGATATCCGAGCACTGGCTGCGAAGATAAAAGAAGCAAGTGTATATAAAATACAAGATGGAAGGGTAGCTGCATTATGAGAGATGATAATTTGTTGAACATATCTGCGATTGAAACCTATTTCAATGAAATATTGGATGGGGATTTGTCTGAAAATGTATATCCGTCTACCCTACCAAGTACTATTCCCGATAGCTGGAAGGACATGGTAGTAATATCTTGTGATACAAGTTTGACTGATTATAACGCTTATGCTTCCGGTGGAGTGAATATCTATCTTTACGCCAAACCTCTTAGCAACGGCAAAAAAAACGTAGCTGTCATGTCTAAGATGGAAAAGCGTTTGAATGAGATAATCAAAGAACAGGTATCATCCAATTCTCGTTATCGTATTCACCGTTCAGAAACCCGGGAAGACTATGACGCAGTTCGTAATCTTCACGTAAATATAGTAAGAATCTGGGTATTAATTATTTAATTTATAAACTATGGCAACAACAAATTTAGGAGATACCGCTTTGATTTTGGGCGGTGTGCAACAAATCCTCATCACTCCGTACACTGCTGCTGGTGCATTAGGTACAAAAACCTATTCTCTTGACCAAATCGTAGCGGATTCAACTTCCATTACTCAGGAAGACAATACGACCAATGCGATTGATTCAGAGACCAAAGACGAACCAATCTATGAAAATATTACATTGGGACGTTACACCGTGACCATGAACTCTGGTGATATCCAATCTGACCTTTTGACTAATATTATGGGATTCACCATTTCTGGTGGTAATATCTGTGCTCCCAATACCTATAAACCAGTATGGGCAAAAATTGAAGCAGCGTTTAACGATGGTACTTTGGTTTGTCCCAAAGTGAAAATTTCCGGTCGTATTGAAGCAGCCAGCTTGAAGACAGGTATTGTTCAGGGTATTATTTCCGGTACTTGTTACGCTGGTAAGGTAGGTTCGGAAGCCGATGCTCCATTGACTCCGTTCTATATCATTCCGAAAGCATCGGGGGGAGCTTGACGAAATTAGCAACGCCAACTAATTTCGTCGTTTCTAGTAGACTTGAAACATCCGTTAAAGTTGGCTGGAAGAATGTAACCGGTAATAATGGATATAGTATTCGTAAAGGTACAACAGGAGCTTGGACTTCGATTGCTAAAGATACTGTGACTTATACCGGTTCTTCTCTGAAAGCTGCGGATACATTCACTTACTACTTAAAGGCGGTTGGAGACAATCTTACAACAAGTGACAGCGACCCTGTTACTCTTGTAGTACCTGCGTTTTCAAGTTCAATATAAACAAGGGAGGGAGGAAACTCCCTCCTTTTTATTTTTAAGTCATGGAAGAAAAGAAATACAAATCAGCCGATGAGCCTGTGAGCGATGAAGCAATGGAAAGACTCGCTCAGATAATGAACGATTCACCTTCTTTAGTGAAGTTAAAAGATACTGAATGGGAAATCCGGTCTCTGAAACCGGGAACGATGTGGATGATTGCAGAAGAGGCAGCTAAGATAAGTAAAGTGGAGAATGCTTCTTTTGGAGATGTCTTAAAAGAAATGACTACTAATTTCCCTTCGGTTTGTAGAATACTAACCTTAGCTTTAATCAATGACAAGAAGCGGATAGATACTGATTATCAAAAAGTTTACGATACGATACTTTGGGAAACGGAAGTCAAAGATTGGGCAAATCTTCTTTTTGAGGTTCTTAATTTAATTGGGATTGAGCCTTTTTTTCAGATTACCGGACTAACGCAGACTTTCAAGCAGATAGCCTTGGAGAGAAAGACGAAGATAACCGAACGGAACTCGTAATAGCCCGGACGAGTTATGGTGAAATGTTTGATTTCTTAAAAGCATTTCCCTCCGTTACAATGGAACAATATATGTGGCAAATGACAATCGCTCAAATTGGTATAGCCAAAAACGACTCCACACATATTGTATATCTTCCAGACAATGAAGATGCTAAATTCCAGAAGAAGAAAAAGATTAATGTAACAAGTATCTCTCAATTAGCAAATGATTTTGGGATACCTGTAATAAAAGCAGAATAAGAATTATGGCAGCAGATGGATATGTATTGAATATTCCTAAATCGGTATTAGATCAATTAGATAGTGCCGATAAGAAGATAGAGCAAATTGCTAAAACCAGTCAAGAGACACAGCGTGTAGTAACACAAGCCTTTTCCGACATGGCAAATGGGATAAATCCATTTATCAATAAAGTAAAGGAAGCCGGGACATCATTTAAGAAAAGTTTCTCTAAATCTTCGGAAACGGAAGTTGGAAAATTAGCAAATAGTGTAGCTAAGGTTTCTGAGCAATTGAATAAAGTTGCAGCTTCTCCGGTTGATACGGTTAACAAGAAAATAGAATCATTGAAAAACTTATTGAATGATTCTACATCTGCTGTGAAAGATTTGGATAACCAAATGTCTTCCTTAAAGAGCAGCGGAAGCGGTGTAATATCACGGAATACAATTAGAGAAGCATCTGCTGGAACTGAATTAATACCACAAATACAAGGTGAAATAGCCGCTTTAGAACAAGAGAAGAGAAGTGTCATAGCGACACACACAGCATGGAATGAATATCTGGATACATTAAACCAAACATCATTAACAGCTCAAAGACAGAAAGAAGCAATGGAACAACTCAATGCTTCTTTCCGTTCTGGAAATTCTGAATTACAAAAAAGAGCAAAAGCTACTGATGAATATCGTGCTTCTGTTGAAGCTGCCTATGCTGCCGACCAAAAGAGAATTGATAAAACAAATTATCAAAAAGAAATACAAGCTGAGAAAGAGAAACAAAAAGCTATCCGGCAAACAGAAGCAGAAAAAAAACGTGCTGATAGAAGTGCTGCTCAATCGGCAAAGATAGCTGAGAAAGCAGAAGAATCTTATCGTAGAGCTTTAGAAAGACCGGAGCAAACTATCACTCAGAGAATAAATAAAATATCTCGATTACGTCAAGCACAAGAGCGACTAACTGCTACAGGTAGAGATTATACTGCTCAAATAAATCACATTGTTTCTGAAACGAACCGTTTACAGATTGCTAATACACAAGCTGCACAGAAAACCGGAGAACTTAGGAAACAACAATCGAGAATATTGGATACATCTGCTCAATTGCAACGTCAGTTAGCATTGTTATTCTCCGTATCCGCCATTGAAGGATATATCGGTAAAATGGTTAAAGTTCGTGGAGAATTTGAAATTCAACAGCGTTCTTTACAAGCCATATTACAGAATAAGGATGAAGCCGATGCTTTGTTTGAGAAGACGGTACAATTGGCTATTAAATCTCCCTATACTATTAAGGAGTTAATATCCTACACAAAACAGTTAGCCGCTTATCGTATCGAAACTGAAAAGTTATACGATACAACTAAGATGTTGGCAGATATTTCCAGTGGTCTAGGTGTGGATATGCAGCGTTTAATTCTTGCCTTTGGGCAGGTTAAAGCAGCTAATTACCTCCGTGGACAGGAACTCAGACAATTTTCGGAAGCCGGAGTTAATATTTTGGGAGAACTGGCTGATTACTTTACTCAGTTGGAAGGTAGAATGGTATCAGTGGGTGAAGTATTTGAGATGGTATCTAAACGTATGGTATCTTTCGGAGACGTTGAAAAGATATTTCAGAAGTTAACATCCGCTGGTGGTATTTTCTATAACATGCAGGAAATACAAGCTGAAACTTTACAGGGACAATTAGCCAACTTAGAGGACAGCTTCGATGTGATGTTTAACCAAATTGGTAAAGCAAATGACGGAGTACTCAAAGGAATGGTATCTGCTTTACGTTCTGTTGTAGAGAATTGGGAGATTTTTGCAGTTGCTTTAAAAACAGTTGCTAGCGTTACAGCTATTTATATAATAAAAACTGGATATGCAGTTCTTGCTACTAAGTCCTTAACTGCGGCTACTATTGAAGCGACTATCGCACAAGGTGGGCTTGCATCAGCAATGGCAAAGACTGTCCTATGGATGAATAAAGCAGGTGCATGGTTAAAGGCTAATCCGTGGGTATTACTTGCTACTGTAGTATTATCTGCCGGATATGCTTTTTTAGAAATGTCAAAGAAGACCAAAGAAGCGAAAGCTAAATTTGACTTATTGACAAACTCTATTGATACCCAAGTAAATAAATTTAATTTACTTGTAGATAAAATAAAAAAACAAGAGCAAGCATATAAAGATTCCACAGTAGAGTTAAGAAAATACACAGAAGGAACAAAAGAATATGCCGATGCCGAAGAAGAAAGCAATAAGCGTAGAAAAGAATTGAGTGCTTCTTTAGCAGTTCTACAAGCTCAGTATCCAGACGTCTACAAAAAGCTGAAAGACCAAAAGAATATCACTGGTGATTTAACTATAGCGCAGCAAAAATATAATAAAGAACTCCGTCAGACGCAAGTTCTAAATGATTTAATGAAGGAAGACGGTACTAACTTTGCTCGTGACACACAGAAGTTTTCGGAAAGTATAGAAGAAAATAAAAAGGCTGTAGAAAAGCTGGGAGTTGCCTATGATTCCGCTGCTTCTAAAATAGTCCGATTAATGCAGCAAGGAAAGACTAATTCAACTTTTGATGAATGGTTTAGACAGATAGATGAAGGAGCATTTACTACTACTGAAAAGGTTGATAAATTGATGAAGCTACTTCGTAGTGGATTAATTGGTGAAGGAAAAGTAGATGTAACTCATATTATAGCACCATTGAAACAAGTGCAGCATGAGGCTACTCTAACTTCTATAACCTTTAGGGGTGCTACCGATTTGATTGAAAAGCAATATCAAATTTTGGAAGATAAGGCATTACTAGCAGCCAGAATTACAAAAGAAGAATTTCAAAAGTTAGATGCCGAAGAGAAACAAACCTATATAAATACAATTAGAAATTTTGTAAATTCCGCAGCCGGGAATGAAGATAAAGCTACGCAAACATTCATTAAACATAGAATGCAAACTCGGCTTGGAATTAATATAGACTTTAATAAAAAACAGGTTCAGAAAGAATTATCTGATTTGCAACAAATCATTTATGATAAAATAAATGAGATTAATCGTAATACTAAAAAATTAAAAACCAACATTAAGCTCATTCAAGTAGAGGAAACGCCTGATACTTATTTTAGAAATCTTCTCAACAGAATTAAAGAATTAAGGGAAGAAGAAAATAGGGCTAAATTGGCTACTGCCCAATTGAATGATGAAATGAGCAATGACCAGTTAGCAGCTTTATATAAGAAACGTGCTGATGAATTGGAAGCCTTTGCAAAGAGTTATGGGTATTATACCAAATCACAGCAAAAAGGAGAAGAAAGTGCTTATGAAAAACGATTGAAAGCCCAACTCGATTTGCTAAAACGCCTGCAATCCGAATATGAAAAGTTGAGGAAAACCCAAGGTGCTGCCGATGCAAAAAACATTTTGACTAAGGAGTTTGGAAATGCTTATCAAAATTTGTTCGGTAAACCTCTTGAATTAGACTTCGACAAGGCTTCTATTGCTGCCGAGATGGAGAGCATTGCTGAAACTATTGGTGGAAAAGCCGGAGAAGAATTAAGACGTGCATGGGCTGCTGCTGCCGCACAATTAAGGTCAGAAGTATCCATATCTGTTTCGGAGCAAAACATAGCTGATTTTGAAAGAAAGATTGAGAATATGTTCTCCGGATATGAACTATCCATAGACCTCAAAACACAAGGTTTGGATAATGACTTGATAAAGCAACTATTCCATGTGGATGTTTCTAGCTTAAATGATATCCGTAAAGCATTGGAAGAGGCTTATCCTGACTTGTCAAAATTGGGACAACAGCAATTGGATTCTTATTATAAGTTATCCAAGATGATAACTGCTGCTGAAAATAAAGAGCTAGATGTCCGGTTGAAGGATTATGCTAAGTATCTAAAAAAAGCATCTTCGGAGAGAATACGTATCCGGCTGGAAGAACAGGCTAAATTGGCAAATATACCATCAGAGTTTACTCCTGACCAGAAAGAGGAAATTACGAAAAATATAAAGAAAGAAACAAAGCAAAAACTAGATAAGCAAGCCTTTGATGAGTTTAAGGAAAGTGATATGTACATATCCATGTTTGAAGATTTGGATAAAGTATCTACCAGAGTACTTGAACAGATGAAAGCTAAACTCGCATCTCTTAGAGAATCATTAGGTGATTTGCCGCCTAATCAACTCAAAGAGATTGTGAACCAAATGAACAAGATAGATGAACAGATTCAGTCCAGAAATCCGTTTAAGGACTTGTTGCCCAACATCAAAGGATATATCCACTATTTAAGAGAAAAGAAAGATTTAGAGTCTCAATATGTAGACGCTTCTAAAAATATTGACCAGTTAGAAGAACAGAAAAAAATATTAGAAGATATTATTGCTTTATCTGAAAAAGAATATACTGACGCTGTTAATAAAAAAGGAGTCAATTCAAAGGAAGCAAATATTAAGAAGCTAACTTTAAATACTGATAAAGCACGTCTGAAAGTTTTAAATAAGGAATTGAGCGTAGAAAAGAACGCCCAAGTCACTGCTAAAAATGGATTAGATGATGGAGAAAAGAAAGGAGAACTGTTAAAGAAAGCAGCGGCATATGCTTCTAAGATTGCATCGGAGACAGCCGGACTAACAGATGCAATGAACAATTCCTTGGGAAATCTTTCTGCCGGAGCTAAAGATGCACTTAGTTCTACTTCTGAAATACTTGGAGGTGTAAGCAATATCGCTGCTGGTTTGGCACAGGGACCTATGGGATATTTACAGGCTGCTGCTGGTGTCTTTGAAACAGTTGGAGCTATATTTGCCATCGGAGATAAGAAAAGAGAAAGGGTAATTCAATCTGAAACAAAGAAGGTAAAGCAATTACAAACGGCATACGAGGACTTGACTCGTGCCATTGAAAACGGGTTATCTATAGATGCCTATGCTAAGAGTTCAGAACGAATTGAACTTTTGCAGAAACAGATTGATAGCTACTATCGAATGATAGAGGCTGAACAAGGAAAGAAAAAGCCTGACGACGACCGTATAGATGAATGGAGAGAAGCAATCCATGATTTAGAGAATGATATAGAAGACTTGTTTACAGAAATGAAAGAGAACTTAATCGGCTCTTTCAAAGACTTGGCTTCTACATTAGGAGATGCTTTATTTGATGCTTTTGCAGAAGGTACAAACGCTGCTGAATCATGGGGTGAAGCTGTTCATGATATAGTTAATGACATAATAAAGCAGATAATAATACAGAAATTAATTGAACCAAAAATAAAAGAATGGGCAGAAGGACTTTTTGATGAAATGATGCCCAAAACATCGGAAGCGGAAGATGCCTTAGAAAGATTTAATAAGGCAGATGAAAATATAAAGAAATGGGATGCTGCGTGGGGAAATGCTGCGGAATTAGTTGCTAAGACATACGGCTTTGATTATGCCGGTGAAAAAAGGAAAAGAGATAAAGCCTATCAAGAATATTTAAAAGCTCTTGAAGCAGCCGAGGGAGAAGTGCCATCCATAGATGAATCAATGGCTAATAAATATGAAAAAGAGTTGAATGATTTCTACAATGAACTGAATAAACTTCCTGACTGGATAAAAGACCGCTTTAAAAAAGAAAATGCTGATTTATCCGGTTTGCAAGAAGGTATCAAATCTATTACCGAAGATACCGCACAAGCATTGGAAGCCCTATTGAACAGTATGCGCTTCTATGTTGCTGATACGAATTTGGAAATAAAGAACATTCGGGCTTTACTCAGCAATGATGTAGAAAGCAACCCCTTATTAGCTGAGATGAGAATACAAACTCAATTGATAAGGAGTATCAATACAATGTTCAGTAGCCTGCTTTATGCCGGACATCCAAAAGGTTCTTATGGCTTGAAGGTTTGGATTAATTGATATTTCTTTTTTCTTCCATGTTTTCTAAGAACCTCTCTATATCTTCGGGTATGAGGGGTTCTACTTTTTTATATAGGTTATCATAGATTATCTGATAGAATGGTTGCGTCTTTAACCCTGACCGTATTTTAGCTACACCTTTAAACACTCCCCTATGCGTTCTGAAATACATTTTAGCTAATGTCTTGCCGGATAACTTCATTTCATAATGAAGTATATACCATAAAAAATATCTCGCATTGGAAACATTCTCTGTGCAATCTCTACTAATTATCTGTTGTTCGCTTACATTGAAGTACTTACAGACTTCTTCCGCTATTTCATCTATTTTATTCTGAAATTTATATGCCAATTTCATATATGTACTGATTAAGACACAAATGTAATAATTAGTGCATAATAATCAAAATAAAATCCAAAGTTTATTATAATCGACTTGTAATCAAACGATTATCTATATAGAAAAATTCGATAGTTTAATTCGGGTATATTCGTTTCTTTTAAGCGTGGTTCAACGTCGAACTACATTAAAAACGTATTTTTATGGAAAGCAAAACTGTAGTTTACACCCCGGAAGCTGGGGGTTGTGGATGTGGTTCAGGCATGTTAGGAATGCTTGCTCCGCTGTTGCAGAAGAATGGCTTAGACCCCAATCTTTTGCTGGCTATGAATAACAAAGGAAACAACGGATTCGGTGGTGACGGTAGTTGGTTCATGTGGATTATCTTCTTGTTCTTCCTGTTCCCATTGATGGGACGTGGTGGCTGGGGTAACGGCTTTGGTGGCAATGATGGTGGTGTACCTGCTAACGCTGGTCTCGCTGGTCTTATCAACAATGACAACGGTCGTGAACTCTTGATGCAAGCAATCACCGGAAACGGACAGGCTATCAACAGCTTGGCTACAAACTTGAACTGCTCTGTAGGTCAGATTCAACAGGCTATCAATGGCGTAAGCTCCAAGGTATCCGAAGTTGGCTGTCAGGTAGGTATGAGTTCTCAGCAAATCATCAACGCCATCCAGTCTGGAAACTGCCAGATTGCAAACCAGATGGCTCAATGCTGCTGCGATGTAAAGACTGCTATTCAACAGCAAGGTTATGAGAACCAGTTGGCTACTCTGAACCAGACTAACACTCTGACTAGCAACGCTAACACTCAGTTCAACATTATCGGTGCTAAGATTGATGCCCAAACTCAAATTATCAACGATAAGTTCTGTCAACTTGAAATGCGTGAAATGCAGCGTGAAATTCAGCAGTTGCGTGATGAAAAACAAGGTTATCAGATGTCTGCTTTGACACAGCAACAGACACAAAATCTTGTTAATCAGCTTCGTCCGTGCCCTGTTCCTGCCTATTTGACCTGCAACCCGTTTGGTTGCCAAGGCGGCTTGAATGACGGCTACAATTATGGCTATGGTTATCCTTACGGTAACGGCTGTAACAATGGTTGCGGCTGCTAATCATCAGTAAAAAGACTTTGACTTATTGATAGTGTTTATATTGTCAATAAGTCAGCCTTTTTAGAGTAAATAACTTTAAAAATTATAATTATGAATCCTTATTTTTTACCTTATGCTCAATGGAGCAATCAGATGCTTTCTAGGAGATTTCCTGTTAGGAGATTGAATGGCTCGGGCATTCCCGAATTGCGTACCATTGCAGTAACGACTACGGGTAGTGTAGTTACATATTCACTCTGTCCGTGGCGATTCAGACAATTATGTAATGAAGGGCTAATGTTGTTGCGTATTTCGCAAATACCTTCAAGTGGTGCAGGTTCAGCAGCATTTACAGTTTCTTTGCAAACCTCTGCTAATCCACCGGCAGGCTCTACGGGTACTCCTCTTGTTAATGGTCTTGGTGCTCCAATGACCTCTAATAGAGTCGTGAATGGTAACTATTTGCTTGTTTATTACAACAAGTGTGATGGAATTTTCCAAGTAGTTAACTTTTTCCCGTCAACTACAACAGTATCAGCTTCGGCAGCAGAAGCTAAGTCAAACAAATAAAACGTTAAGAATATGTTTGGTGCATTGAAACAAGGAAGTGTATGTTATATCCTTATAAAAGGAGAAAAACCAGTACTAAAAATAGGTCAGGTAGAATATGTGAGCAATCCAGTTCCGAAGTATCCGACCTTCAATCCCTCATTACCTTTTGGTTCACAACAGGAAACTGTGATTGATGCCAAGATTAAATACGGTGAAGAAGTGATGGAATTTCAGAAGATACCGACCAACATGGAAGTATTTTCTTATCCGAATGCTATTCTCTCAGACAAGAAAGAAGCAATTCTTTCTGAGGTTGAGAACATGATTCAAACGAGTCAGCAAATTGTCAGCAGTGTAGATTATCATAAATCAATAATTGAAAACTGCGATGAAATACTGAAACAGTTGAATCCTCAATTTGCCAAGGACAAACAGCAGGAAGAAAAGATAGGCTCTCTAGAAACAGAGGTTAAATCTTTAAAGGGAGACCTCTTTGATATAAAGAATGACCTCAAAGCCTTGCTTTCAGAACTGAACGGTTCTAACAAACAAAAAACAAACTCTAAAACCTAATTAATATGGGAATGATTGAAATTAACCACAAGGGTCACGAAAGAGGTCTCGGTCGTGCCGTTGGAGACTTTAAAGAAAGTCTGGAATGTTTAGCAGAAGATTTTGAAGCTCTTCTGGATGAGTTCGAGAACATGGGTGAAAGAGGTGATAGCGATTGGAGTCGTAAAGACTATGATCGGAACTATGACCGTGATTACGACCGTGATTATGACGAACGCATGGGTGAACGTAGAGGAAGACGTCGTCGTCGTCGCTAATATCAATTGTGGGTGTTTCCTTAGTGCTATCAAGTCACCAAGGAAACACTTGCTTAATATACTATAATATGGACAGAAATATGAGTTTTGATGTATTCGACAGAATACCGGAGAAGATGAGAGCTTACCTCTCTAACTATGGATTCAACTTCTCTAAGAAGATGTGCGATTGGGCTGTTTCTATGATGGAGACAAAGGAAGGTAAGATTACTCCCATCCCTAAAGAAAAGGTTGACGAACTTCTCAAAAAGTACAGTATTACGCTAAAGAATGATAACGGTTATAACGCTGTCTACGTAGCAAACATGTGTAAAGCGGATTACTTCGGGTCTTCCATACCGAATGAACAATACCTTGCTATGTTTGTGAGAGACTTTATAGACGACCCGGATGGCGGCTCTGAGAAGGCGTTTCGGCATTTCTTTGCGGACTGTATGGGGAAGGGTATCGTAATCAATTGGGATGATATGCTCTAACAGTGATACGACAGCAGTTCTACATACCAAAGATAGGCTGGAAGGTGTATATATACTATTCCGTAGACTGTTACGATACTGATGAAATAGTCCATAAAATGAGAAGGTTCGGAGCGAGTAAAGAGTTCCTGTTAACCGCAGAAGAAAATATGCGTTCTTGTCGTTTGGATACAGGTATTACTTACTCCAACTTTCTCTATAGAATAACAATCATGGCGATTGGACGTGCTTCATCAGAAAGGGAATTTTTTAATTCCTATATACACGAACAAAGACATCTACAGGATGATTTAGCCAATATGAACGGCATATCCTTAGACGGTGAAGAGATAGCATATCTCAGCGGAGAAATAGCTATGAAAGTCTTTGATTATATCAAATTATTCATTTGTGATTGCAATCACTATAAAAATAAGAAGTATGAAACTAAAGAAGGTAAAAAAGGCAATGGAAGGGGACATGCCCATTAACAGCATGTTTAATCTGATACCGGAGAAGAGAATGGCAGAATTTAAGAGGTTTGCTTCAATCTTTGGATTTACTGAGGAAAATATAAATACTATCTTAAAACGAGAGAAGCATGAAAATGAAAAAGGTAAAGTACACAGCTAAGAAATTAGCTATTATTCGGAAGAGATATGAATTGAATCGTGCAATTGACAGTATGATGAAAGATTTACCCAACCATGAGTTTGAAATGCTTCGGTTAGAGTTGATGGATGAATTAGATGAACTGCGTTCATTAGAGTGCTCTAAATAGGAAAAGGGATTCCGAAGAATCCCTTTCTTTTGTTTCACTACCAAATTACCTGTTTTTTAATATCAGTCGGATTGTAAGACACATGAACCCATGAAAAATTCTTCTCATTAATTAATTGTCGGAATGGAAGATTCAGTTGTTGAATCAGGTCGAAAAGTTTTTTATTTTCTTCCTTACTTCCGCCTGTAATATCAGCAGCCATTCCTTTCAAATGCTCTGAGTTGTGGACTCCGCCCAATATCTTATTCAAAGCCATACAACGATATCCACTATTTACTCTAATAGGCTTTCCATACGCCTCTCTTAGAGGGTCGAGAACATTTGTAATCAATGCTTCTAAGTTACGTTGATATTCCGGCTTACAAGAGTTATCCAACTTATGTGCTATTGCTGTATCAGAATGGCACAGTTCTTTAATTGTAAAATATTTGCCCATCTCCTATTTAATTACATCCGTATATTTTTTAATAAATTCTCTAAGTTCCTTTTCTAATTCTTTTTCCTCCATTTCTATATAGGCTTTTTCCATCCTATCTAATATATCTTGGCAGGAAATCCATTCACATTCAAGAGGCTTAACTTCTTTTTCCTCTTCCTCGTATGCCCAATCCAGAAGTTCTTCTGCTCTCTTTTTCAAAGTGTTTACAAGCTCTTCTGCTCTAACTACTTTGTTAGGATAAACAATACTGGCTAATTCCAATGCCTTTAATCTGTTCTGAGCTTTCAATTCTTTTTCCATGATTAAATAAGTTTATGGTAAATAAGATATCTAATGTTGTATGAAATTTCTTCTAACGCATCAGCCAACTTCTTATATTCTTCCGGGTTTTCCGCAAATTTATCTGAGGCAAGACCACTACGTTTCTCATCAAAGGAGGTATATAAAAAACCATCACCTTTTATATTTATCATGCTATTGTCTGCATCAATAAATGGTTCGGGTATATCTATCTCTATTTTCATGGTTATCTATTATCTCCATTGCCATTAATACAATGTCTCTCTTTCCGAGATTGTAACTTGTCAATATTCATTTGACAAATCTCTTCCAGAGAATAACCAAGGTCATGCGCCATCGTAGCGATATACCATTGAACATCTCCCAATTCTTTGGCTATTTCTAGCTTTATTTCTGATGAGAATACTCTGTTATTGTCTCTGATTACCTTTTTTACTTTATCCGAAACTTCTCCGGCTTCTCCGGTTAATCCTAATGCCGGATAAATGATTTTACAATCTTCTGGATAGATAGCTGTTTCCAGTGCTTTTAATTGATACTCGTTAATTTTCATTATACTATTTTGTTTGAGTTAAAATTCTATTGGTTAAATCGTCTATATCGGCTTTAGTGATGTCATTGGTCGCACCATTGCGCATCCATTCAGCCCACCAATCGGCAGTGACATTTGTTATAAATTCCAATACAAGCCTATTCTCTTTAGCCTCGTCTGAATTGTATTCTTCTATGAAGTTAACTATCTTTTTAAGCATAGTATGGTTTTCTTCTGTCAGCCGGAGCAATTTTGGTATGATGCTTTCCTCAGTTTCCATTTGAAAAATTATTCTGTTCTATTTTATCAATGCAATCATCTTTTAGAATCCGGCTCTTGAAGATATAGTTTGAATAAATGGCAAACCGGATGCTAATAGGTCTCTTATCCTGTAAATAGACAATGCTCCACAACTTCGCCAAACTTTTCATTTGGTCTTGAAGATATTTGAGACCTTCATCGTCTATTGCAGAATAATCTACTTTTCAATGATAGACGGATATTCCTTATCTTTGAGGCTTATAGCCTCTCCCTCTAACGTGTAAATCTTTTCTACGTTCATTTCTTATTTTCTTTATACTGTTCAATCGTTATATCCATACCTCTTTTCAGCCCTTTAGAATACGCATCTAAGCGTTCTCCCCAATCCCACAATCCCCATGCAGCAAAAAACAGAATAAGAGCGACTACTCTGTGCCACATCGGTAGTCTGATGCAAAAGGGATTAGTATTAATCTCAATATGACCGATAAACCCGGCAACGATAATGAGAGCGATTACAAATATAATGAAATCTTTCATTTCTTCTTTTTTAGTTAGTTAAAAACCGCCCTATTCTCACGAACCAGACGATTGCAAAGTTATGATAAACGTATTAATTATTCCATGAAATTAGACATATAATCTTCTTCGGACATTTCATAAAATCCGGTACAGATTACCCGTCCATCTTCAATTCCATCAGCTTCTTTTATTCTTTTTTCTATTTTTGAAATGTTTAAGCAACCTTCAACTGTGAGTATCGCTCTTCCATCTTGCCGTCCTTTATCTTTTGAAGTAAGTACAAAAGGACACATGAAATATCTTATCTTTTCCATAATTATAAGTTTTTCCTCCGAGCGTACTCAGCAATTAATAATCCGTCTCTATCTGGATGCTTTACATCTTCAAACCTAGGAAATAAACGATTTCCTATATCCAGAGAAGCCTTTTTTAATTCATCTCCGGCACAACCATGTGGAAGAAGTGCTTTCTGCCATTCCTTACTGTCAATGAACATATACCTGCATCCCATTATCTCAATAGCGTTCAGCATGGCTTCGTGACATCTTACCCCACTAATGGAAGCATTAAAGCGAGTGCTATTTATTAAGGGACGTTCTATAACAAAGGTTATATCGCTCTTATTAATGCCATTAAATAAGGCAATAAATTTGAGAGAGTCCAGCCTTGTTATCATTTTCTTCTTCTTGGTATAGTCTTGCTCTTTTTTAGTAGGTGTTTTTACGAATATGGGTTCTATTCCATCGCCAACTATACCAATTGTACCGGAAACCCCATTATCGCACCCTACGAATACTTTACTCATCTTCTTTTCTTTCTTTTTTCCACAATCATCCATAAGAGAGTTGTGGGTATTATGTCTTTTTTATATCCTTGTTTTACCAAATCCATGTTCTCTGCTAATTCTAGCTGAGTAACCGGAAAGTAGTAACAAACCGGATTTTTATCTTTAGCCTCTATCGTACAATCGTATATGGATTGAAGATAGTCGTTAAACTTCCATTTATAGGTCATCTATTTTTCCTCCATTCTTTTACAATTCCTTCTATCCCCGAAAATATTATCCAAAGGAATATCAAGAAACAGATGAATGTCTCAAAGTCTTTGCTTATAAATCTCACGAACTCCATCATCTAAAAGTCTTCCAAATTAAGTTTGATTTTCATTCCCGAATCGGCAATATAAGGTTCAATTCCGGTAGCTATTTTTACCATCTCTCTAAAGCGTTTTTCGTCACTATTTCCATCGCTGAGGTGCAACAGTACTACCGTTTGGAGTTTTGCGCTAAAATGCCGCTTTATAATGTTCACCGACTGTTCTATGGAGAGGTGATTTCCACTGGCAGAAGCCGACCATTCATCTCTTGCGGCTCTATCCAGAATGATGTCTTCCATATAGTTTGCTTCACACAGAAGATGATTCACTCCATTTACCTTCCAAGGAAAGTCTGCACAGTCAGTAATGAACAAAACTCTACTGGTGTCCGGACAATCAATCACAAACGAATAGCAAGGTACATTATGCTTTACTTCGATAGCTTGAATCTTAAATCCACCCATGACCAGTTTCTTTTTAGGGTTTAATCCATTCAATCCGATAAATCCGGATGCTTCCACTGCTGCCGGATGGGTGTAAACCGGAAATCCCATCTTTACAAATTCATGTGCACTCTTAGAGTGGTCAAAGATGCTGGTGACTGAAAATCACCCCTCGTACTTTTTTCAATTGATAATCAATTCCCTTAATTATGTCTTGAACTTTGATACCAGCTTCAACCAATAAAATCTCTTCGTTGCAGCAAAGGGCATAAGAGTTCCCTTTGCTGCTTGAACCCATTACTCTCAGTTCCATTAGAACTCCTCGCCTTCGTTGTTCTCTTGAATAGGTGGGTCTGCCGGAGCAGGTTCAGGAGTAGGCTCTGGATTAGCTTTAGGTCTTCTACCTGATTTCTTCGAAGCATCTGCCTGTTCTTTATATGCGGCTTCTTTCGGTTCGTCCGCAGGAACTTCATCGTGCACCTCTTCAAAGGTAGCGTATTCCGGTTCAATCTGGTGTGAAGCATCTATTGGATTCAATACTTCCTCTTCCAAATCGTCGTCTACTACAGACTTTGAAGAATTGATGAGCATTTTTGCTCCTCTCTTAATTACCGTTCTGCGAGCCATTTGGTCGGGAAACTCCTTATGTACCAATTGTTGTTGAGAAGAACTCTTAGACCAGCTTTTGCGGATTTGAGCCATCGTCATAATCTCTATGTCCGTTTCTCCCTTGTCATTGGTAACATAAGCATAAGCACCAACCATCTCGCCAGAATCAATAGATTCTAAAGTCTGAGTATGTTCAAGAACCTTTTTGCGTCCGGTATTGGGGTCAATTTCAAATTTAAAAATATCCCCTTTATAGATAATGTTGGCAATTGGTTCAAAATATTGTGATGCTCTTCTTGCCTGCAAACAAGTACCAAAATAGCTTTCTTCAAAGCAAAGCTGGTCGCCACGAACAATCATGTATCCTTGCTTCTTTGAAATATCCAAACCTTTTGTAGCCATCTTGAAGAGTGCGGTTTGAATACTGTTCTTTGTACAGCTTTGCAATGCCGGAACGCCATTCTTGTTTTTCACATCTGCCAATACCAGCATGGCGGCTTTGATAGCGTTAATGTAGTTATAATCTGCGGGCATGGTAAATCCTACCTTGCAGAGTGTATCAATGCGACTAATTACTTCGTCGCCTACGTTTACTTTTACTAAATCTTTATTATCTTCCATATTTTATAATTTCTAAGTTTATTCCTTGTTCTTTAAATAGGTTAATCACCTTTGTAGCTCAGAATGGCAAATCATCTATCTCTTCCGTTTTAGGCTTTTCCTTTTTCGGAGCTTTCATTTTAGGCTGCGTAGTATCACCAGTGTCTCTTTTCCATTCGCTTAGTAGACCTAAACTTCTTGGAGACACGCCTCTTGCCTTATCATCCTGAGTTGGTGCGGTTTTTACTTCATGGGATTTTTCCCATTTCATTTCATCGCACTTGGTGATTATTATAGAGAGATATTTCTTCCCGTTTTTGGGAGAAACATATATCATGTCTTTGGGTACATCTGAGAGGCAAATACTACCTCTCAGATATATATCGGTTGCATCTTCAATTCGTTCAACCTTCATGCTCTATGTTTTCTTCGGTAAATATATCCATGATATTTGTCTCAGATACAGAAACAATCTGGTATTCTGCCATCGTGCCTTTCATCCCAGAGTCTAATTTCTTAACTGCGTCTCGCAGGTCGGCAGCTTGAACCAGCATTTTAGTTTGAGTGAACTTTTCCTTACCGGATTTTTCATCCAAGGTAATGAACTTTAGTTTACATTCAAAGTATCTATCTGCCGCAGCTTCCTCGGAAAGAAACAATTCTGAATACTTGGATTCCTTAACTGCATTGACTTTGAAATCGCCTGTAATAAACGGCTGCATTTCTTGGATGATAGAATATTCGGCAGAACTACAGGTAAAGCTCTTTACGAGATAATGTTCAGTAACTTTTTTATATACACCCCTTTCGTCCAGCTTATCATATTTCAGAGCTACGTTAAAATAATAAATTCCTTCCATGTCTTTTATTTTTAATGGTTTACAAATATACAAAATTAATTCAAATTCACGTCTTTACTATCTCCAAAAATATTTTTAATGAAGAGTTCCCTCAATTGTAAGGTTTTATAAAATTGTTTCATAGCAAATGAAGCGTCTTCATCTGATGCTTTACTTAGGTAATAGTTAGATGCAGTTAAAGCTAAAGCGGAATATACAGCACCACCCTCTTCTTTATCTTCCATTGCACCCATATACATATTCGGAAGTTTATCTTTTGGAAATCCAACAGCCGATGAATATGTTTTTTCATCATTGGGCGTCAAAATAAGATAATCTTCTTCCAGTTCAACTAAACAACTTATTAACTCTTTGGTTAATTCTTGGACTCTTTTGTAAGTCTCTTTTTTCTCTTTCTTAGTCATTGTCTAAAATATTTTCAATTGATTTTTTAATGTCTTTTTCTGTTTTTCTCCAATCTTTGTTTTCTCCCTGCACTTTCATATTTCCAAGAATAGAAAATGGCTCATCCATACCGGTATCTAATTTTATTTGTTCATATTTTAATTTATCACAATTAGGTCGGAGGTAATGAGACTGCCCGAAAGCATTTGCTCTTCTTTCCTTTGCAAATAGATACAGAAATACGCCTTTTTTCTTTTTGTAGATAGGAGCATATCTATAGGGAATAAATATTCCTTTTTCCATAGAATCTCCTATCTCCACTTCCGTTTCAATGGCGTTATTGAGAAGACTTAGATTAATTATAATTTTATAGTCCATTGCTCTTTACGATTAAACTTTCGTCTTCCGATACAATCAGGCTAATCAGTTGATGTTTGGTTTGAATAGCAGCATGGACATCGTTAATCAAATTCACATCATCCACGAAGAGAGGAAGACTAATCCCAAAGTATTCGGCAAACGCATTTGAAATGTCTACTCCTAAAAGGATACGTTCTGCACCGTTGCTCGTTGCGGAGTTTGCGCCATCCAATGCCGTAATGACACAATTCGGTATCCACTTCCCGGACTTATCCTGCGACATCATGGTGATATGGCAACGTTTGAAATATCGGTTTACCCGGTCAGATACAATCTTTGCTCTTTCCTCTTCGTACTCCTTTATTTCGTAATCCAATTGTTCCTGTTCTGCCAGTTTTTCGGCTGCGGCTCTTTGGTCTTTCTTCAAATTTTCAATCTTCTGTTCCTGCTTTTTGCGTTCGTCCACCAATCCGAGTATTTTACTTTCTTCCTCGATATGCTTCATAAATGTCTCTTTCATAGAAATCATTTCCGCATTGTCTTGTTCAGGAATAACGGTCAAATTCTCTTCCATATTGTGAATCTCTTCCATTAAGGAAGCATATTCTTCGGTATCTTCAAATCGTTTCCAGTTCTCTTCTGCTTTCCGAAGTTCTTCTACCGCTTCAATCACACTATGCAATCCTTGTGGTTCAGGCAGTGAATTTATTTCTTCTTTTAATTCTTGGATGGATTTCAAGAAAGAATCTTTTCGTGAATTGTTAGCTTTGCCCTGAGCGATAATGGTTTCAAGCCTATTTTTCTTCTTTTCTTCAAAAGAAGCCCGAAGTTCTCCCAATTTACTTTCTGGATAAGACTGACCGCAAACCGGACAAGTATCTTCTCCAAACAGCTTTTCCTTTTCCTCATTCTTTTCAGCAAGTAACGCTTCTCTTCTTTGTGCGCACTGCTTTACGTATTCTTCAAAAGTCTTTATCTGAGTTTCATACCTATTCCGGTCTCTCTCAATCTTGTCATTCTGAGCTTTTATTTCCTCATTCTTGGCAGAGATATTATCCAAATTCTTTCTGGCAATCTCTATCGGGGCTTTCTGCTCTTCTTCAAAAGCCTTTTTCCGGTTTATCAATTCATTTTTCTTCGTGCTTATTTCCAGCATTTCTTTGTTCCTCTTATCAATGAAAGGCTTGATAGATTCTGCTGTACCATTCATCATGTCTTCGATTTCCTTAATTTGAATCTTGTCATTCTCAATGTTCTTTTTAGCTTCCTCTACCTTGGAAATATCCGGCAAATTCTCTTCCAGAGTTTGAATAGTCAATGGGAAAGACTTCAATTGAGCCTTAATAGGGTCACATATCGTAGCAATTTGAGACTTTATCTCTTCCATTGTATATTTGTCCAGCTTCTCAAACAAAGTGTCATATTTGCCTTTATAGTCTTCTTTCTTGATTTCACCGGACATCAGACTCAGATAAGTTCTCTGGTCTTTCCATTCCATACCTAAGAAATAAGTGGTATCCAGCATGATTCGAAGTACATTTTGCTCGGCAAACAACTCATTGATACGTGTACGGTATTCAGTGGCAGACATCTCAATGCCATCCATCAAGAATTTATAGTCGTCTGTCCCTTTTCGTTCGTATTCTTTGTTTCCACGTTTACGGACAAATCCCATTTTTGCGGTACGCTTGAATGAATATTCGTTACCGTTGATTAGGAATACACCTTCTACACTTGCTTCCGGATTGTTTTCTGCGGTATACTCCATATTGTTATCAAACAAGTTGAAGTTCATCCGGTTATTGCTGTCATATCCGGTAAGAAGCCACAGGAACGCATCTTTCAGAGAGCTTTTCCCTGTCTTGTTCTTTCCGTACACATCCGTTCTTCCTTCAAAATCAACCTTTCGGCTTTGTCCTCTCCAATTAGAGAGCGTCAATCTTTTTAATTCAATTAATTTCATTTTATTCCTCCCATTCAATTTCTATTGTAGATATATAAACTTTTTGAGCATTATATATTGCTGTTATCTCCTTATTTTTTTCAGCTTCGTCTCTAGTTGAGAATATACCTTCTGTCCATTTTTTGCCATTTTCATGCTCCCAAATATTGATATACCCTTTCTTCTTAACAACATCCATGTATAAGTCATAACCAGATGTCCCTTTTGTATAATATCTACCATCTAAAGTGTATTTTACCGGATTTTCTACACCGTTGTTTGATATTAAGGCAATGATAGGTAAATTACCTTTAGCATCCGTACATATTATTCGTGCCGGATGATTTCCTCCGGTTATTACTGGTGCTCCCTTTAAGGCAGCTTCTAAATCAAACTTCTTCATATTTTACTTATAATCTTTTTCTTTTTAGGTTTAAATTTCTTCTTTTTCATACGGATTTTTATTAATGATATATAGAAGCTCCTTTATCTCCCTTGCTACCCTTTCTTTGTAGCTTGGTGATTGGTCTACGCCTGTTTATCATTTAACTTGTTATCCTTATATCCGTACTCTTGAACGCTTCCTTTCCAAGTGGATATATGCTCGTCCTTCCAGACGCTCCCGATGCGACATATATACAATCCCTCGCAAGGTCGAATGTTGTTAGGATAAACAGAGCATTCACTGGAACAAGGAATCCTACCTCAACGTATATATGACAGATAGAGAAATAAATTCTCATTTTGAGATTTTGTAAGAGTCAAATCATTAAAAACACTCTTCTAAATGATAAAAAATATGCCGTATCAGAATATCCAATACGGCATTAAAAAATCCCGTATTGTCAAGGTCGGAAGAACAATACGGGATTAGGCATATATTTATCACTTATAAATATCAATTCAACATGTCCGCATTAGCTTCCGACTTCTAATACATTGGCAAATATCCATATTCTTTTTGATATATGCAAGAGAAAAGACAGATTTAACATTTCAAATCTTTCTCTAACAGATTACAGGCTTCAATCATATCATCCCATATTTTATCAATTTGCGCCAAATACATAACAGCATAGAATACAGAATCCTCTATTGATTTTTGTCTAGGTACAAAGTCCGGTCTTTTAAACATATCCTTGGTTGCTACCACATAGTTAAAGATATCTTCCGACTTAATTTTAAGCTCGTTTAATTCATCCAGAAGATTTTCAATAGTATTCAAGAAGTTATTTACCGGTACAGCATTCACCGTTAGTTCACTTTCTGTCAAAGATGTTACTTTCTCCGATAGAACATTGATTCTTCTAAATGTTGTTTCTCTCTTGTCCGTACTTCTTTGAATCATGTTAACGGTTTCATCTACCACATCTTCAATTTCTCGTTGCTTGTTTTCTCATGGGTTTGCGAGAAGATTGGCAAGCATACGATACACATGATAATACAAAGAATCATTCTACTTGTTTTCATTGATTTCTTCTTTATTATTAGCTTCGTTTACCATTCTGTCCCTATTCAATTCCCTTTGATAGTCTTCTTCCAGTATTTGAAAGAATAGAAAAATCCTTTTCTTTTGTTCTTCGGTATCTTTAACCGCCCTCTTTAAGCGTCTAAATGCTTGCATAGCAATCCGCCATTGTTTATTAGCATACGCAGTTTTCGCCATTTCTCTTGCTTCCTGTGCAGCCTGTAAACAAGAATATAGGCTTACTTCATTGCTTACATACTTACTTTTATCAAAATCAACAATAGTTGTAAAGTTAAGTGTTTTAATAATCGACTTTTTATGCGCCAGTTGGAAGTCTTCAACTCCACAAACCTGCGCTGATTTTATTCTGAAATCGTCATTGATAGTATATATCAAATCTCCGACTTTTACTTCTCCAAATGTTTTCATTCTCTTATATATTTTAAAAACTTATTAATCTTTGAATCTTTCCTCACAGTTGGAAGAGAAGAAAGATATTTAATAAACCATTTACGCCCTTTGTACTGAAATGAAGAATATCTCATAGCACGGAAATAATCATATCCGCACTCTTCAAATATATCATCAGGAATGCCATCACCTGTTAAACGGTCTATAATATCATCAACTAAAGGATGTTCGTCGAACTCACCCCAATAATCCCAAGTAGAATAATATATTTCTGGTAAAAAACATTCCCATTTCCTTTTACTGTATTTGCTGCGAAACTTTTTTCCATATCTTTTATATTTAGCCCAATATAGATTTTCTATCGGTATTGATAAAAGACCTTTTCTATAAAGAAGCAAGACTATACGTTTCTCTTGCTTCTTCCACGCCCTAACTACTTTGAAGTTTTTAGACATCTTATTCTTGTTTTGGTAACAACAACTTTGCAACGTCCTCTTTCAGTAATCCGGTTTCGCTCATTTTGGCTACCAGTTGAGAAGCAAACAGCAAATCATAGCGTTCTTTCAGTTCCTTGCCAAAATCCTTTGCCAATGATTTGATAACCTTTTCTGTATTGTTATAGCCTGTATCTCCCGTAAATTTCTCTTTAATCCAATCTTTGATAAGAATTTCTTCCTTGTTATAGGAACTTTTACGTATTTTCCCTTCTGAGATAAAATCTTTCACCTCTTTTTGAATATACTCATACATACATTGTTCCAATTGCTTTTGTATCTGAGAGCTTATTTCAGTCTCGATTTTTTCTCGTATGCCACTTTTTATCTGCATGATAACATCATGGATAACATAACTCTTCAATTTTTCGTCCAGTGTTCCAGAATCTTCATCCATCCAAAACTCGTCAAGTTCTACTGTAAATTTCATATTTTTTTGTTTTATATGTTACTTAATTCTTTGAATACTTTTATGCAATGTTCAGCATTTAGACTGATTTCTTTAAATCCTGCTTCTGCGCAGTAGTCTTCCACAAAATGCCGAAATGCTTCTATACATGCTTGCTTTTGTATTCTTGCTCCGGCTTTTATAGCAGCTTTTACTATGTCCGGTTCGATAGCCGGACATAGCTTTGCACAATCATTTGCAAATTGTTCTAATTCTTTTCCCATTTTACTAAAATATTAGAATATATGTAGTAATCAACATTGCTACAACACTACAAACGAAAAGAATCATTAATAGTGTTTGAATACTTCTGTTTTCCATTTACATAAATGTTAGTTTACCTTCTTTTTCTTTGTCCCAAGTTAGATACTTCCGGCTCTTCCCAGTTACATAGTAATTCCATGCTTTGATGAGCAGTTGTTGCTTCATTTCGGAAGTCATAACAGAAGAGGATAAACGGTCTCTGATTATTTTCTCCCGATAAGTGATAATCGTTTCGTTACCTATATTTTCTCCCAAAAACAAAGATTCAAAAAATCTCTGAACCCTCTTCTCTGTATATCCTTTACATTTTATCAAGAATACACCAATGGCAGCGGCTTCAATAACACGCATAATTTTGAACTTGTTATGTAATGACCTCATAAAAGAATAAAATTCTTGATACAATCCCGGTGAAGTATAGTATTTTTCCAAGATTTCAGTTTTTGAATATTTCTTTGGAAGACTACGCCCTTCTCTGGATTGAGAAATAATCGTTGCGTTTTGTTTCAATGCCAACACTTTCGTAGCAATACAAGAAACATACGAATAGTTATTTATACCTTCAATAGCAAAGACATCTGAACCTTGTCTTAATCTTCCGCTATCATATGTGACAAATGCGCTTTCATCACATCCACGGATAACCATCGTTTGAATTTCTTTCCCACTTTTTACAATGGCGGACAATCTATGCTGACCATTTAACAATGCGCCATTCTTGCCGAAGCAAATAGCTTCTCCATTGAGCTTCCAGTTTCCTGCCCGCATTTCCTGTGCATAGAAATTTACCGTTTTATCATTCAACGGTCTGTTCATACTGTTGGATTTCAAATACTCTCTTGCCATGTCAGGCGTAATTGTTTCAACTCTTGCTTGTAAATTTGCTTCCATATTCATTGTTTTTTAATTATTCATATTTCCAAATATATCCTCCTGATGTTTTCCTTTTACCTCTCGCACACGCTGAAATACAACTTTGATTTATACCAGTTATTCTTCCTGCTTCTCTGGTACTTCCATATTCACCTATTTTATGTCCATTAATAGTATATTGCACTACTTTCTTAGAAGTATGATTCTCTTTCCCAAATTTATTTAGATTTGGCGAACTTCGTAGATTATGGAAGTAAGCATGTTTTTGATTATAAGAATAATCACACCATTCTAAATTGGTATCTTTATTGTTATATTTATCACAATCTTTGTGATTTATGCAAGGATAATTATTAGGATTGGGAATAAAATGAAAAGCTACTAATCTATGTATTGGATAGCGTTTACCTATTCCTTTTTTACTCAAACAAACACTTTTATAAGATGTACATGTATTAGGCTTGATAAATCGTTCAGTTACATTTCTTTTTCCACTAACATGATTAGCTTTTCTCTCTAACGATTTTACTCTTCCTAAATTTGATATTTGATATAATCCCTCGTATCCTTTAATATCTTTCCATTCTTCTTCCATAATCTATACCTTTATCTCATTTTATCCTAATTGAATAGCTTTCCAGATATCCACGAACTGTTCGCCCGCATATCTCGCTAATTCGCTCGTTCGGAAACGAAGACGAGACCCGCAACACGCATACGCATCCGCATAGTCGTAAGTCGTACCAATGAAAGCGAAGCCAGACGGGTACATTTTAAAGTAAGGATAGTACTTTGGTTCGTCTGAGTTGTCCCAATCGGGTTCCCAACCTTCGTTCAATACCATTGTAATAATAGACATCTTCCACATGTTTTCATAAAACGAACGGTCATAAAAAGGAAATACATTGAAATTCGGTCTTTGTGGTCTTCCAGCAAATTCATACGCATCTTCAAATGTCTTCACTTGGTCAGTGATTTTCATATTAAATACTTCTTTTCCGTACAAGTTCTCCAATGCTTTCTTTGTTTCTGCATTTCCTTCTTTCCACGCTTTGATAGCGTTTTCTTTTTCTATTTTTAATTCCATAATGTTTACTTTTTAAAAATTAATTATTGTATCTCTCCTTATGATGAGAGAATCTTGATATACATCTTGATAAGTTACAGTTATTCTCCCTCGTAGATAATCTTTAACTACATCCTTTCGAAATTCTTCATTAAAAGAGTATATTATAAAAGATACTCCTGCGGCTACGAATATTATTCCAAACAATCCTCGTTTATCTCCTTTACAGGAACAAAAAACATTTAACGTACCTGCAATTATCGCTATAATACCAAATATAAGAATAATTATAAACATACTATTTGCTCTCCTTTCCTTCTTTATATCCAGCCATAAACGCATCTTTCATCTTTCTTGCTGTAAACTCTTCCCAGTCTTCATTTGATGATTTATCATTGAAATTTTGGTCTAACACATATTTATCTGCCAAGAGTTTTGTAATATCTTCTTTTTTTGAAGTCATATTCAAAAAAGAAGATATTGATTGATAGCCACAAAAAACTTCTTTATCAGATGAGCCTCGCCAGCATATACATCTTCTACAGGATTTGCTATCAACGATATATGTTATTCCTGCTATATTAACCATACCATAGGGACATGGTAATGATTTCCCTATCTTAAATCTTTCAATTTCCATACTATTATTGTTCGTTATTAAAGAATAGATATAAATCACATCCGGCATTATCCACAATGTAATAATCTGGATTTGTTAAAGATACCCATTTTGATACAGGCATTAACCGTTCATCTCCGAAAGAAGGTTTTTCATACTTATCAGTAGGTACATAATGCGCATGAAAGCGGACATTCCGGTCTTTATATGTTTCCATAATTTGTGTTATGTCTTCATCTTCAAAATGTTCTAATACTCCATGCGTAACCACCACTGTAGGATATTCAAAGAACTTTGTTTCCCGAATATCTTCTTTGAGATAAGCCAAAGGAACAGAACTTAATAAACCCTCTTCCATCTTATACGTATTTTCACAACATAAAGCGAGCATGTCTCTATCTATGTCGGTGCAAATTACTTTTGAGATATCAAAGTTATAAGATTCTTTGGTAATTCCCAAAGCCTTACATAAATCGTATATCTCCACATTTAAAGCACGACTAACCGTTCCTATTCCACAACCTTCTTCTTTGAAAACGATACCTTTTTCCGGCATTGATTTGATATTGATAATTATCTCGTCTAAAAACCGTTTGTATTTGATAATGAAACTTTTAAGATAGAACCGATTATCAACTCTTGCCTTATAATGGTCTTCCCATCTTTTCATTATCCCTCCTTTCTTTACAGTATTTACAATTACCTTTGTGAGTAACACAGGTTACATAAAGTTCGCCATACGTCACAGATTGTACTAAAATGTATTCGCATGAGTCAATTACTAATACATCATATTCAATTTGTTCTTCTGAATCAGATGTTACATTTCCATGTTGGCAAGCTGATGCTATCGTCAATATTCCGGCAAGAATACAAAGTTTCAATGTTTTCATATTACTTCAACTTTTAGTTTGTTATCCAGATATTCAACGTATTTTTTCATCTCTCGTTCCGTGTCCCAGCAGAATTTACGTTCTTTACCACGAATCACAATAGTTAAATAATACCATCCGGTTACTACTGATTTACCGTCTACGCTATACTCTTGAATAGAATCCGCTTTCAACCGGATATTCTTTCCTTTACTTTTAATTACTATAAACATGTTCTTTTATTTTAAGTTATACATTAAATCGTTCGATACAAATTAACCTACTTTGAAACATTATGTAATAATCACTATCAATAAGGGCGTTTAATTGGTTTAAATCTTTTCTATCGATAGTTGTCGTCTCTTTATTTATTTCCCCAATAATTTCACTGGGATATACCATTACTTTTGTAATCCAGTCTAAACGATTAAGATAATCAATTATTTCAATGTCTGATTTTAATTTTTCCATATTTTTGTTCCTTCCTTTATAGTATTAATCAATCACTTTATTTAACTTATTAAATGGTTTCTCTTTGTCAATTCTAATTCCATCTTTGAAATCTAATATCAACTGCCAAAGCTGGTCTTTGTAAATATCACCCGATTTATAGTTAGTCTTATACAGGGAGTGACATTCTGTTGGAGAAATAATTTGATTAAATGTATTCATCGCATTAAGATATGTAGCTCCCCATTCAGAGAGTTCTACACTAACAGTATCGTTTAAATCTATTTCTTTCATAATGTTAATTTATTTTCATATTTCTACTTTTATATTATTATTAAAGTCACAATAAAGATACTTACACCAGCCGCCATAACGATATTTATCATTCAAATACTTACAACAAGTAAACCATTTTTGTTTCCTCCAAACTTCATACAGGACGCCTTTATAGATAAAAGTGTCACCTTCTTTCAGATTCGAAATCTTGATTATTTTATTCATATTCTGATTATTTAGTTAGTTGTTTAAAAGCGTTGCATATCAACCAAACAAACACTGCAATTCCCATCAATACACTACCCATAAAATCTAATATTTCCATGTTGTTATCCTTTCTTTATTATTCGTTTATAGCTGGAATATTCATCCACAAATCGCTATCATCTACTAATATGTCTTCTTTAATAATTACTTTTCCGGGAAATGAATCAAGCATCCCCCACCAATAATGTTTCATAGAATAGTATATGTATCCGACAAAGAATATGCCGTTATGACATATAAGAACTGTTTCTCTTCCATTCGGTTTTCCCGTTGTTATTTTAGTCCAATTTGTTTTCATATTATTTGATATTTATATTGTATAAATCGTTTCTTTTAACTTGCAATTCCAAAGTCTTTGGATGAATCATCTTTGTATCTATAAATTCAATCACAAATAAATCATTATCTGTATTGTTGAACATGTCATGTATGACAGAATATTTTTTAAGTTGGTATCGTTCATTTGGGTAAACTTTTCTAAAGTAAATATTTACTTGTTTCCCTTCTGTATTATTATTGTTCATGGCATTATCTTTTTTAGTTTACGATACATAGCGGCTGCACGGACGGCATTATATTCCATCCCGGTAGCCGTTTTAAAATTATAGTCATTCAATTCAGACGCTATTTGCGCCCAAATTTGAGCGTTATTAGGTTCACCTTTACAACTTATCCACTTTTGTATAAACGTCCAAAATTGGGCGTTATGTACATTATTGCGGGCGTTTTCTTTTCTTTTCGTTGATGATGATTGCTGTATGGTGGAAATCGTATCCGTTCTATTCGCTCCGGTATTCTTTCCCCAGAGTTCATTTGTGCCTCCGGTTTGTTCTCGGCGTGCTTTCTTTGCAGCTAAAGCGGCTTTAGTTCTTATACTTGTGATTAAAGCCTCTCTCTCAGCCAAAGCAAAGAACAAAGTTAGCGTAAACTTATCTGTTGATGGCAAGTCACAAAAGATAATTTTCCCGTCTCCAATTTCTTCATAAATTTGTAGGGCTTCCAAAGTATTACGGAAACGGTCTGTTTTTGCTATGATTAATTTCGCATCATGTTCTTTTGCAAATTGTATCGCTTTCTTTAATTCGGTACATTTTGACAGTTCCGTCCCTGTATATACTTCCACATAGTCAGCTAAAAGTTTTCCTTTGTCTTTTTCAACAAAGTAATCAATAATTTCTTTTTGAGCTTCCAAACCTAAACCGGAACGCCCTTGTTTTTGTGTGGAAACTCTTCTCCATGATACAAAATTGTTCATATCTTATTATATTATAGTTTATAAATACTTACATCTTTCTAACATGTCTTTGTAGTCTTCCGGTGTCCCGCAAAACATGTATTTATCAGAACGTTCTATGATAATCGGATTATTATAGATACTTTCTTTCAACATTACGTTTTCATAAGCACACCTACCATAAACAGGTAGCAGATAATTATATTGTTCTTTGCTTATTTCGTAATTACGATACGCATAGTTTCTATACTGTCCCATGATTGCTATTTATTTCGGTTAAACCTTTTTAATATCCTTATATTTTCATATCCTATATGTTTAATTTCGGATAATAAATATTTGTATTCCTCTTTTTCGCTGGAATAGTTGATAAGATAATACTATTATAATCAATATCCAGATGTTGCCCTATGTGTTCGTATGAACTTACCTTTAAAGTTCTTTTATCAATACTTTCGGGGAAAATAGCAATAATTTCCCCGCTATCTTTCCATTTTCTGAATATCACTTTAGTTTCCATAACTTCTTTATTTGAATGTGAATACGTATTTATCGTATGTTTTAGTATCTGCTACATGTTCCATCTTTCCACCTAAAAAAGCAGCGATTGAAGAATAACAACTCATTCCTACACCACCTTCAAAATACGGGAAATAACCACGAAAATAAATCCCATACGGAACCTTTTTACGTGAACGTCTTTTGTTCCACAACATGCCGGAACATACTTTATTAAAACATTCAGCAACTACAGAACTACTTTTATCATATCCCCATCCGGAAGCTATAGCCGCATTTTCTTTGTAATGCCATCCGTTTGTGTCTTCCCATCTCATTGAAGCGTGCGGAATAACACCCCAAGTTCTATTTTTTACCCAAACTATTTCGATTTCTAACCTTTTCACCTTTGGCATAGTTGCCCGAACTTCATACTCTGTATTTATCTTTGCCAAAAAGTTCAAGATACCTCGTTCCGTCTTGTATGTATTGTTTTCGTTTTTATACTTGATTTCGTTTTCAGTCATAAACGGAAACATTTTCTTTAACTCTTTCATGGACTTATTCGTTTTCATATTCGTATTGTTTTTTAGTTAGTTATTAATTTATTATAAATGTATTTTTTAAAATCCTTCTTGTATAACCTTCCATGTATCAATGAATTGCTTTCCGCAATATTCAGCAAGTTCAGATGTTTTTAGTCTAAAATTAGACCCGCAACCCGCATTCGCAAACGTATAGTCGTAATGCGAAGCATAGAAAGCGAAGCCAGAAGGGTACATTTTAAAGTAAGGATAGTACTTTGGTTCGTCTTCATTATCCCAATCGGGTTCCCAACCTTCGTTCAACGCTTTACAAATGATAGACATTTGATAAACAGCAATAAAATATTCAATTTGTTTTTCATTCCCTTGAATTAATGAAATTTCGGGCTTTCCGCAATACTCCCAAGCATCGGAAAACGTTTTAATACGGTCGGTTATCTTTCCAATAAACAACTCATAGGTTAATAGCTTTTGTTCGTTATTAATTCCTATTCGGATGTCTTTGCACTTTAATTCTTCTTTTATCCGGTTTAATGTACTGTTTGTGACAAATACATTTTTAGTTGATACTATATAACAATCGTTATATTTTTCAATACTCACAACACCGTTAAATAAACTCTTTATTTGTTCTTTTATTGTTTTCATATCTATATATATTTAATTGTTACTTACTGAAAAAATAAACTCTATTGCCATATACGCGGCAAATTTGTTCCGTTCGTTTTACTATCTTTGTACGTTTCATGTTATTACTCGTTTTTTAGGTTTTCAATTTTGTTATTTAAATCTATTAGGTTATATGATTGAAACACGATACCGCCACCGAAATCATTGCAATGATATTTCTTGCCGCCTATCTTTTTAGCTTTTTTCAGAGCTAAATTATACGTCTCATCTATTGAAACTTTGTTTAATGCAGTAGCATATTCATTCTTATTCAAAAGGTCTGAAAAGTGACATACATAGCGGGGATTCCCATTGATGTCGTTGTTTACTCTTACAAATGTTATCATAGCTGTAATGTTTTTAATTAAAGATACTTATTTCTTTGCCATTCACGTAATAAGAAAATGATTTTTCACCGTCTGTATATTTATACAAAGGTACATATAATTTATAAAAATTACCTATATTAAAGAAACCTACTAAATAAGCCTCTAATTTATCATTTGAACATTCGAGTATATCCATTTCCCGCCCTTCAAAAGGGTTATTTTTACGTATCTTTCCAGTGGGTGAAACATATAAATTACGTAACCATTTTAACCCCTTTTCTTTTTGTTCATCACTGACTCTAATTTCGTTTGGTATCCTAACATCTCCGAACGATTTGTTATTTAACCGTCTCTTTAATAAAAGAATATCTTTTTCGCTAATAAAGCCTGCCTTATAAGCGTTATCTATAATTTCTTGATTTGTTCTTGTTTTCATATTGTTTTAATTTTAAAAGTTTTACTATCAATTAGTTTTCCATCTTCGTATATGTATTCCGTTACATAATTACACCTGAATTGTTTTGCAAGGGAAAAAGCATCTTTCTGGGTTAACCTTTTTAAATAACAACGATTAAACGCTACTTTATAGGTTTTCCCCCAATTAAATAAGCCAACGAAATATCTATCAATCCCATTTTTATAGATACGGCAAATAACATATTTCTTTTCTTTACTTTCCATACTATATAGTTTAGTGACAAATATAGATAATCACATACAAAGCTAATAACGTAACTATCACGCTTGCAGCCGAAAGGAATTCATTCAGTTTCATATCAATAAGATGTTATTAGATGGTTTTCAATTAGTAAGTTTTCCACATCGGATGGTGAATAATCCACCATAGTAGGCATAACGTTGTACGAACATTCATTCATAAAGTTTTCCCGTAAAAACTCTATAAAGTTATCACGGTTAGTACATATACGTTCGCTTTCCACATATTCATTATACAAGAATAAATACAGCTCGTCTAACATTTCTTGTTCTTTTTCATAGTAATAGTCCTCTATATCCTCGAATCCTAACAAATAATTGTCAGTTGCTTCTTTAAATTCTTTTGCTATCTCACCAAAGATATAAGCGTTCTCACCGTTCCATGAAGTAGACTCATATACAATATTATCCGGATGGTTTTCTTTAAAATAGGCTATTGCTACTCTATCAAAAAAATCACCTCCGTAATCAGTATAAGCAAAGTTTATATAGATGTCGCTTTGTTTGCTTTTTGCAAGCTCTTTCAGTTCGGGCGTACCGTAACCAAAAGAACAACCGTTTATAAAGTCTATTTTTCTCATAACTGTTTTCCTTTCTTTTATTTGTTTATTTATATCTCTTATCTGTAGGTTTTTCTACTAATATCCTACAACACCCATTTACATAGCTTGCACAAACATACAAACCATGTCTTTTAGCTGTTTTTTTGATAGTATCTATTTCTTTCCTATCCAGAAAAAAATCATTTCTCAACATGAAACCTAATGAAAAACGACCGTTCTTTATTAAGTCTATTTCGTTCAAAAATTCATTCATATTATACTATTATTACTTTTTCATTTTTTAATTCTTGGACTGAAAGCGGATGTTCATATTGAATTCCAGTACTCAATACTCCATATAATACAGGATAACCGCTAATATATTCTATTCGGTCGAAGGTACATCTAAATTGGTGATTAATACCAACACTTTTGTAAACAAATATTTCGCCTTTTATTAATTCTGTTATATTCTTTTCTATCATGATTATACCCTTTCTTATTTATTTTTACACATCCATTTTAACATATTCAAGTCTTTGGCAGTAGGTTCGTCTGAATTTAACGTTGCGTCTATCAATGTCATGTCATTAATCATAGTAGACCAACATTTACCCGTTACTGGACTCTCATAGATAACTCTATACAAGCCGTACCCTTTTTTGATAAAGCTAAAATCTGATAATCGTACTTTTGTTCTCATGGTTAACTTCTTTCTGTATTAGCAAACATATAATAATCCGCTACCACGTTGTAGTATATATCAATATCCGCAACCGTTGCCACCCATTTATAATTAATATATGGACAACTACATTCGATTTCTTCTATTTCTGAAAAGTCGATACCCTTTGCGTAATCTATTGCAGATATTCCGCTATTTCCGTATAATATTATATCGTACACTTTCATACTTATTCCCTTTCTATTAATCTATTAAACAATCAACATTAAACCAAGGAAGGCATTTTGCTTTTTTAGTTCTCCCGTCTAGTGGAAAGAATTCAACTTTTGCGCCTACCATATCAGATACCGGTACTTTTGCGTATTGTTTTTCTAAATTTCTAACTTGCTTCCATTTTTCAGTACCCATTATTATACCTTTGCCACCGTAATAAAATTGATTAAAAACAGGGTGTTCCTTATGTCGGAGTATAAAACAATATCCAGTTTCCCCGAATAATACATCGGTACTTCTTTTTGTCTTATAAAAAGAAGTTTTTCCTTTTGCTGTTGTTACTATTACTTTGTACATGGCTATTATTGTTTATTAGTATTATAATAAAAGTTTTCCACGCCTAATATTGCACGGTCGCATCTTTTTAGACTCTCTATATCATATTCATAACCTTTTTCCGCTGGATATTCTCTAAACAACGGATAGAAGCGACCGCATATAATAACGTATCTTTCTATTCCAGATTTCAAAAGTTTACGACCTTTGCAGAAAGGAATGTTTCCGTCTGCAATTTCATCACAAAGAAGTTCTAAACAGGCAGCTTGTTTTTCCATGGCAGTTAACAGTATGTTTGCTACATGTTCAACTTTAATTTCTCTTTTCATGATTATTATCTTTTATCTCTTTACTCTGTATTTGAAACGGCTTGTAACGTTCTAAATTGTTTCACGTGGAACATTTAGGCTACATTAAAGAGAAAAGATAAGCCAATATACAATACAACCGTTTATCATATTATCGCTAATACAATAACGGAAATTACGTTTATATATGGATACTTATCTTTTCTTGATTACTTTTGAAAAGTGAAGCAAACAACTTGCAAAGATTTCTCCATCTCTGTAGTATTGTTTGTTATGTGGTATTGGTTGTTATCAATAAATTATAGCTACTTTCGTCGGTCTGATTTCGCTTTCCTCCCTACCTATCAATTAACAGGGTCAACGCATCAAAGGTTTATTATCCTTATCCTTGCAGGTATTGATATTAACCAATGTTTGATAGATACCTGCCTATACGTCTTACTTACTTTTGGAGGCTGTTGTGCCTCAATTTTCAAGCGTACACCAATAAGAATAAGAACTCTCATTCCGTTGTTAACCGAAAAGATAACGATGTATAGAGATGGAGTATATCAGCTACTACACTTGCTTAACATGCTGTACATGTGTGTAGTGTGACTACTTACAGGCTATCTTTGTGATAGAGTATTAACAACTGTTTTAAAAGAACGCTGTCAGTAGAAGAACCGTTATCCCTTTCTGACACTACAAAGGTACTAATAATTTGCTAATTGGCAAATAACAACCTAATATCTTAACATCTATTTAATATATCGTCTTATAACCACTATTAGGTTAACACAAAGATACACGATTCTATCGTATTTCACACAAAGCACATAGTTAAGCAACTACAAATCATAGTTAAGCACTTTACAGATAAGAATAAAAGCAGACCTCTGCCACCACGGTATTACATCACGCACGCATGCGTGATACCATAAAGTGTATATACACCACATCTATATACGATATAGGAGTATATATATTACGCTAGTAATATATTACGAGTATATCAGTATATAGTATGTGTAGTGTATATCACGGTTAATATATACACATATACACTAGTATATATATATTATATACACACATATAAGGCGGTGTAAAGAAAACGAAAAAAGAACAGCGATACTTGAATAGTTTACTAGTGTTGTATGTGACTACAACACTACAGCACTACAACACATAAGACTACAAACAAACAAAGGAAGAAAGAAGAAAAGAAGAAGAATAAAAGGAAATATCAATAACCTAAAAAAGAAACTGGGAAAAAGGATAAAAGGAAAAATGTAGGAATAGGGAAAAAACATAGTAGAAAAAAAAGGTTGGGTGAAAGGTGAATAGGTATAATATGCGCCTGCCTTCTTGCAAAGGGAAAAGAAAAACAAAAAAAAGCCCGAAAAACAGCCTTTTTATAGCTTACATCAATGTTTAGCGCCTCTTTGTAGACCTATAAACAGCTTAAACAAGCGCCTAAAACACGAAACGAATGTATTAGACGCATTCTAGTGGCTTATATAGGCGTTATTACATCAATGATATACAATCTATCACAAACACAATGAAAGCGTCTCAGAGAAAGAATTAAGCCTATTTTCGGGCACAAAAATTAGGGCGGCTACTGCCCGCATGCTCTTTCGCTGGGGGGAGTACCCTATTTTCGATGGGTTAGGGCTAGGCTACTACCCCTCTCATTTTTATATTTTTTCATTTTTTTTTTAATTTAATATATCCTTCCCATATAATTTTATTTTTATTTATATCTTTGCATATTCACTTTAAAAACATTTCTTATGAGTATTGAAGAAGCCTTGTCCCTGTCTATTCCTTGTGTTTATTGCCTTACTCATCCTAATGGGATGCAGTATATTGGTCAAACCAAGAAGTTGTCTAATCGTCTGAAATTATACCAGCGTCAAATTAGCGGTTGTTTTTCGGATAGTGATAGTGTTCATTTGCGTGCATTGCGTTTGGTTGGTCTTGATTCTTGTTCTATAGACATTTTGAGTTCTCCGTCTAATTTGTCTGCCGAGGATTTGCCACTTTGCCTTTCTATTTTGGAGATTAAATACATTCGTCAGTTGAACACATTGCATCCTTCGGGTTATAATGTGAGTATAGGTGGTGAATTGTTGGGTCTTCCTTCTTGTGATTTGAATACTTCCGGCACATTAAAGCCTATATTAGTTTATGATTCTGATGGCAATTTTTTGTCTGAGTACCCTTCTCTATTGCGTTGTATGTATTCTTTAGGCATTGTTAAGAAGAACTTATCCGGTTATTTGGATAAGAACAAAGTCTATGATGGGAAATATGTATTTCGTAGTAAGCGTTATGATAAAGTCCCTCTTCATATAGAAACTTCGAGTTTTAAGATTGTCCCTCGTGTCCGTTATCAGACTGTTGTTGAGAAGCGTGTTGTTCGCAAAGAGGTTGAATACACCCCTCATGTAGTCCCTCATGCTCTGAAATATGATGAAGACGGTAATTTCTGCGGTGAATATTCCAGTAAGTGTGAGGCTTTGCGTACTTTCAGCAAATCTCACTCCGTCCCTTATGGCAAATATTGTAATGGATATATCCTGTACAAGAAAGTGAGCGATGATTTTCCTTCTAAGATTGAGCCTTATTCGGAAACTGTAGGTAAGATTTTGGGTGATATCTATAAGCCTATATCCGAATGTGACGATATGCCTGTTCTTTGCAGTAAACGCCCTTCTCGTGCTAAGGCTAAATTGCGTAACGACATAGATATCGCTCAATATACCTTGGATGGTACTTTGGTGGCTAAATATTCGGGAATACGGGAAGCAAGTCGCATTACAGGAGTTTCATATTGCAAAATTTGGGCATGCGTGATGGGTCGTACTCGGAAGTCTGCTGGTTATGTATGGTGTAAAATGAATGAATGATTTTCCGAAGTCGTAATTCCGTATTCGGCTGTAATTCAATCAGTTAATGGGTTAACGGTAAACACACCGGTGTGTTTGGTGTGATAGCGGTGTGTTTCGATGCGCTAATTAGCGTTTCGGCTTTATTTTTTGTCGTTTGCCAAATATTTCTCTTGATTTTGTTTGTGTTTCATTTTAAATTTCTATCTTTGCGTCGTGGTTGTGAATAGAAATGGTTGAATACTTCCGATATTTGCTACCCCGTATATGGGTTATTTTCTATTTTCTTTGTGAAGATGAACATTTCCTTGCCTTTTGGTTTAGAATTGAAAAAACAGCGATACGTATTATAAACTTTTAAATTGGATTTTATTATGGAAGAAGAGAAAGAACTTAAAGACATTAAATTGGGGTCTAGTTTTGCCTATGAAGGTGTCATTTACGAGTGCCGTCCTGCTTATACATGTGAGGGTTGTATTTTTAATCCAGGTGACGATTGCTATGGTTGTTGTAAGCCTAAGTTTTTTGGTCATTGTTCTGCTTTGAATCGTGTTGACAACAGAGATGTAATCTTCGTGGAGATAGGCAAAGAGAAGCCTGCTGTTCCGAAGACGGAGTTTGCGTTGAATGAGGAATTCCAGTGCGGATTGAAGCGTTTGAAGTGCGTAAAAAGTAAAAACCCTGTAATTGAATATTCAGACGACCGTTGTGTTGGATGTTTCTTTTTTGAATGTGGAAGTTGTTATTCATCATCTGGTATTGCAGGTGAATGTTTTTCCTCTGAGCGTATTGACGGGAACGATGTAATTTTTGTAGAAGTAGAACCTAAAGATTGACGAGTATGAAAAAAGGATTTGAGTTTGCTGTGGGCGAAAAATTTATAGATGAGGGAGTTGAATATGAATGTGCTCCAAGCACTGACCATTGTGACGGGTGTGACTTTTTTCATGGCTGGCAATATTTGGGTTTTTTTTGTCCTATTGGCATTATCTGTTCCGAGAAGGAACGTTCAGATGGGAAAAGCGTTATATTCAAACGTACAGGAAAACGTATAGAGCATAAGAAGAAGACTGAATTTGCTATTGGTGAAGAGTTTCAGTATGGTCTAAAGACGCTCCGGTGTGTAGCTGTAGAAAATCGTGTAGATATTTGCAACGGATGTGTTTTAAAGCCTACCATACCGAATGTAGAATGTTGCGATTGCCGTTTTACTGGTTCTTGTGATGGAAACGAACGGGAAGACGCTACAGATGTGATATTTGTCGAAGTTAAACCAGAAAATGAGCAGAAATGAAAGAGTTAGAGGAAAGGTTTGAAGGTCGTGGTGAGGTGAAAGGCTACTCGTTTGAACTGTTTGAGAAGTGTCCAGCAGCTTATATCTACAAGAAGACGCATGTAGAGACCGGCACGGTGAGTTTTGAGGTGTTTAAGCGGAAAGAGAACACTTATTTTGACTGTGTGAGCTATCCGACGAGCAAGGCATTTGGTGTTTGGGCATGGGAATACACTGGTAAACAGCAAGCATTGTGCAAATTTAACGCTTTGAGCAGTGGTTGTATGGAAAAAGATAGTATCTTTGCCGATGTAGAAATGTAGACCTGTCGTTAGCGAATGACTTAGTTGATTTTAAATTATTAGTTTATTGGTATTTTCATTTTGGTTTAAATGTTAGTATTTGGAAGGAAATTGTGGCTTTTGCTGTGATTTCCTTCTTTTTTTCTTTGTTTTTAGGATATAGTTTGTATCTTTGCAGTCGTTATTCTATTCACTAAGTGATTGATTTTTCATCCGTCATTATTATTTCAAACTCGTACTGAAACCGCTTGTGAAAGTAGCTTTGTATTGCATGTTGATTTTTGTATATTAAAAAGATCGTTCCTGTCTAAGTCGTGAGATTTGGGCAGGTTTTTTTATGTAAGTAGTTGATATATACGGTACTTCCTGATTTGTTAGGTCATAAAAAATCCGGAAGTTTGTCTCTCCCGGCTCGTTTGTTACTCTTCTTCCAATTTTATATCTTCCGCATCAAAAGAATTCGCTTCAATGAAGAACAATACTTCTTTTGCATCGGTTGATTCAAATATGATTCCATCTGGAAATAGTTCTCCGGCAAATTCGTAGTAGTTCACTCCACATGATACGTCATATTTCTGCAAAAGAGCTTTTAGGTCTTTCTTGAATTCTTCGTTCATGGTATTTCCCTCCAATACAAAATGTCTTTTACTCTATCTACAGGGAAATTCCAGTACCAATTACCATTTAACGTTATTTCTCTTCTGGCTCTCCTCATAGTACAATCCGCTAATAGTACTAATACATCGTCCGTGTATATTGAACACCATCCTTTTTCTCCATCTCCTAAATCTATTTCATCCGCATGGCATTCCAATACTTGTTCCGGCATTTTACACTCTACATTGTGCCATCCTTTTAAAGCCCATCTTATGCCATACATGAAAGAGTTTGTATGTTGTGTAACATAACTTTCATAGTTTTTGTCATTTACTTCTTTTAGGATATGTCTTGCATATATGGCTGATTCTTTGGCACATTCTATTGCTCTATCTTTCCCTAATTCTCTCATGGTATTTCCCTCCAATATATGATTTCTTCTTGTTCAATTTTTGATAAAGACCATTCCCATACATCTCCATCATCCGAAATTCTTTTTGCTTTAGATATTTTACCGCTATCCAATAGAACCATCACATCGTCTGTGGTAAAGTACAACATTTCTATATCCCCACTATCATAATATTTGTTATGAAATATCAATTTATTCTCGGGTAGTTTATCTTCTACGCTACGCCATCCCATTTCTTCTATCAGCCATTCTACGCCAGCCAAGAAGTTCGTTTTTGCATGTTTGGCAAAGGTATCTTTATTATCATTGTCTACCTCTTTAAGTACCTTTTGGGCAAAATTGGTCGCTTTTAGAGCATGTAAACTGGCTTCATATTCTCCGATTGTTTTCATTTATTTTCCTCCAATTTGTTTAGCCTGTCTATTTCCGCAGCAATGAGTGCTCCGGCTTTGGCAAGTTCTTGAATACGTATTTCGGTAGTGTACTCATTTGGGACATATTCACCGTCTTTGATTATCCCATCTCCGGTTTGAGGTACTGTACGATAAACATTAACAGAAAACATTCCATCAATACCCGTTTCTATTTCGTATGTTGAATAATAATCGGTTTCAGTCAGTATTTCCCTTTCCTTTGCTATTAGTTCTAAGCCGGAAAGTTTATTTTCAATATGACTTTTCACTTGGTTTACAATCTCTTGGACGGACGGGTTAAACAGTCCTCCCTCAACGGTAAAATCCTTTATTCCATACTCCATTTCGATTTCCATGCCGACTTCGACACAATCCAGTGAGTCAATGTCTATATCTTCAAATAGACGGTCTTCCAAAGATATGTTTTTACGACTTTCTGGTAGTTTTCCTTGGATAATTTTGATTACTTTTTCTTCTACTGTTTCCATAATTACTTGTATTTTAAATTACTGATTTCCATCCTTATATCATTTATCTTTTCCGTTTGCGAACATTGATTGAATGATATAAATATAATAAAGAGCAAGAGAACTGTTACTTTTAAATCTATTTCTTCCATACTTAAATTGTTATTAGTTAATCTATTAATTCAAACTCATATACCCACACATACGGGTCAATATTCCAAGTTCCTTTGCCGGAAACTTCATCAATCAAATTCATAAAAGCTTTTTTTGCAGTATCATATTCTTTATACTGCCCATAAGGGCAATTATGTTTCGTAACTCCTAAGTACCAATAATATCTTCCCCATTCCCCGGATGCATCTTTGTGTGTGGTCTTCTTTATTCCTTCTTTTAAGCACTCATCCTCCGATATGTCCTGCAACCGTTCCGCTTTCACGTCAGTAATGCGGATGTGATGTTGCATTAGGTCTGCCTTTACAAACATTTTGTTGTTCCACCCTTTACTATTCTTCATAGAAGTAGTAAACATATCCATTGTTTCAAGTCCTAGTTCATGGTACATAGTTTCATAGCTTTGCGCAATGGCAACCACTTCACCAATATTGTACTTCGGATAAAAGGTCATGCGAACATTCTCATTTGAGTCTAACCACTGAATAATATATCCAGCACGCTGCGTATCATAAATCCGTATCGTATCGTCCGGCATGTAGAGATATTGCAGTTTCTTAGGAATGTAAAACTGTCTTCTGGTCATGGTCTTTGTACCACTCAATACGGCTGTCTCTAAGCCGAATTTTTCGTTAAACATAATTTTCTTCATACTTTAGTCTCCTTTCTCTTTCATTCGTTCTAAAACGTCTCTGTTGGCTTCGAGGATATCCTCGAAAGCTGGTACTTTCATCCAATGGGTTACTTCTATGAGTTCGCCACATACAAACAAGTCTTTTCGAGGTTTTCCATCCTTTGAAGAGTGCATATATCCCACATCCGGTATATTCTTAACACCACGAGAATCAATACCTAACAGGAATAAATCTTCATCCGAACATGGCGGTAATTGTTCTTCTACGCTTATCCACGGAGATTGCTCTTTCTGCCACTCTGCACCTGCCTTAAAATCAACAATGCAGTACGGTTCACAATGATGCTGCCTATTTCTGCAATCATTGGCATATTCTCTTGTTGCTTCTTCTAATGTTTGTTTCATACTTTCCCTTTCTTTACGTTATCCAATTGTTCAAATACCCATTGGATGAAATAAGCCGCAGGTTCACCATCATCAAACTTCCCACGATTAATTCCAATCAGTTCAAAAAGCCAATCGCAAACATGAGATGCTTCATGTGCTAAAATACTTGGCTTAAAATACTTTGGATTTCCAAAAACAGCTAATACACCCCACTGATTTATTTCTTTTTTAACTACCGGAAACATTCTCATAGCCGTGTGTGAACCGAGTTTCAACTGTTTATATTCAAACTCGTACAATTCATCTTCTTCTCCCATTGAGTAGAATGTTTTCTGTACTGTTTCAAAATCTGGCTTTTTCATAACCCACAGCTTCATTGGATATACCTGTGGGTCAAATTCATAAATCTTTTCTTCCATGTTTTTTATTTTTAAAAAGGACATCCGTTGTCTTCTCCGTCAAAAGGTAAATCACTTTCTTGACGGACATTGAAGTCGTATGTACTGTATTCATAATCATTTGGTTGGAAAGCCGGTTCTGTTTTCGGCTCTTCCTGCCATCCATACACTATGTGCTCTGCAATGTCATTCTTGAAACGTCTGGTTTCAATCTCATAGTACATCCCACAAAGTGTGTCTACTACTCCTAGAGAACGGTTCTTGCAAATTTCTACCACGTTACCGTATTGCATCATCTCCGATATTCTGGGTGAACCAAAGAACTCAATACCTCTGGTCTCAAAGTCCTTATTAACACGGTGAATGATGAAACAATTGTCTACCGCATTGGTTAAATCGGCTGAACCGGATATGGACTCTTTGCGAAGAAAATCTGTTTGTTTACGAGGATGAGCCACTACGATAATATGGACGTTCTTCTTCTTAGCAAGGTCGCATACCTGTAAGATAAACTGCCTTTGCTTGCTGTTATTGTCTCCGTCAAATCCTTCCAGAGACATAGCCATCAGGTTGTCTATAATAACAAGGCTTACTCCCTCTTTTTCAATTATTTCAGTAATATCAGCCATCAGTTGTTCCCAACGAGAACCATACTGGTTGTTGTAAAGGAATAATTTCCCTTTTGTCCAATTGTCTATCCGGTCAGATATGTTCTTCGGAGCATAATACAACGTGTCGTATCCGTCCACCTTTTGCACATAGCTTCGTCCGGCAGCAATCTGGTTTATCCAGCCTTTCAAACGATACCCGACTAGCTCTCCTGACCACAACGCCACCTTGTATCCGGTATTGATGGCATTCAATGAAAGCTGGTTCAACCAAGAGGACTTTCCCGAAGAGTTACTTCCTGAAATCAGCGATACTTCACCCAACAGTAATCCGGTGATGGATTTATCCAATATCCTGAATCCGGTAGGTATTTTCGGAAGCTGAGAAACATCGACGTATTTTATATCCGCCATATTCATCCACTTATTGCCCTTTTTTGAATCTTCTCCCACCGGGGTATAGATTTCCTTGTCCGGACGCTGAAAGTCCAAATTTCGCGACTTGGTGATGTATTCTGAGTATTCTTTCCGGCTATAAGCATCCGGCTCATAGTGCAAACGAAACTCTTTCCATCCATAAACCGAACAACTTGCATGTAAACACTTGAATCCATATCCACCACCAGCCATCTCAAAAATAGCCGAATCTGGTGCGGAATGAGAGGAATTGAAAGGGCATTCTTCAAGTACATACTTGGTGTAGTCTTTCGTCTTTACGACATTTCTCACCTGTATATTGTGCTTGGCTATAAATTCCTCCAAATTGAAGTTGTCCACTTTGTAGTTGTTGCTCCTATCCGGTTTCTCCGATTTAGGAAGCATATCAGCTACTTTCTTGAAATATTCATTGGGAATAGGCGTAATGTCTTCGGGAACTCTCAGTATGGCACTTTCTCTCTGAGGTCTTTCTGCGGTATTACTCCCTTTCCGGCTGACACATCCGTACAGTTTGCATATTCGGCTGGCATTGAAGGTAGAAGTATCCACTTTCACCTTATCGGTGGAAAACAGCATATCTAGGACTTGCAAAAAGTCTTTCATAATTTGCGTATTCTCATCCGTGTTCTTCATCTTTTGCTTCACGAGGATGTGAAAACCATTCGCACTGTCACAGATAACCAATTTCCCAAAGCCTTGGTCTCTCAAAAATTTATAGACCTCATTCACCACCAATTTGGCAGCTTCCTTCTCTTCGTCCGTGGAATTGGTATCGGCTGGCTTCTCGCAATCAATATCAATCAAGCACCAGTCTCTCCCAATAATTTCTTTATCAGAAGTTGTAGATTTAGGCTTAGTATCAATCCGGTTACGTTGTCCCCTTGAATAACAAGCTGAATCAATGCTGTTCAGAGTGAAGTAAATATTGCAATAGTCGTACTTGCGTATTTCCCGCAATATGGTTTCCACATCCGTGAAGTAACCGGAATAGGACTTCTTGGTGTTAGGGTCTAAGATACGTATCTCCACAAGGTCTTTGTTGTTCTTGAAGATATCGTACCATTTACGAATCATTAGCTCATTCATTGATAATAATCGTCATTAATTGGTTTTTCTACTTTCAGTTCCACAAAACTCATATCCGGCAGATTGTTCAGGAAGGTAGAGAAGTTCTTTAGCCATTCCTTTTTTTCTGCACATTGCTGGACGTATGCCTTAATCGTAAATTCAAGTTCCTCTTTAGACATGTCCTTTAGCATTTCCCTGATTTTTTCCTTGTCCTTTCGTCCCTTGCCAGTTGACTTGTTCCGGTTCGGACAAGAAGCAGGATAGAGCGAATATAGATAATCGACATCTGATTGGGATATTCGGGTCTTCTTCTTATTCTCCTTTTCTTCCTCCCTTAAACCCTCCATTATATCTTCATTATCATTATCTATAATTACATTATCATTTTCATTTTCAGTATGGTTTTTTCTAGCTTCGTTCTTGTTTAAGCTACCAGAAACCATATGGTTTTTCTTTCTTCCTCCTTTTCTTCCGTTAACTCTCCGACTTTCAGTGTATTTCGCTCTTTTCTCAATTTCAGCCTCTAACCGTTCGTTGTAGTAACAACCATTTTCGTCCTGTTGAAACTTGGATAAAACGTCAACCGAGACGGAACCTACGCATAACCTTATGGTTTTCTCTGAAATATGCCCTTTTTGGTGTTGAAGACACATCAATGTAATGTACTGTCCCCTCTCTTCCATAGTAAGGTCAGCTACTCCACTAAGAAAGTCATTACTGTAAAAAAGGAAAGCCGGGTCGTGAGTTCCCATCTCATTTCTCCTTATTATTTTTCTCTTCTTCTTTGACTATGAAAATCGTATCATCAATAATAACTGATTTTACTTTCTTGTTTAACACCCACAATCTAGCCGTTTCCGTGCTGATGTCTTTAAGTTTGGCGTATGTAGAGATACGCACTAAGTTTTTGAAATCTTCCATATTCTATAAATTTTCTACAAATGTATTAAGTAAATTGGCAAATTCCAAATAATTTTGGTTAAAAATGGGGAGAATTTTCTCTCCCCATCCGGTTAGGGTAAAATACTATGGCATTATGACTGGTATCATTACTTGAATTATTTGCATACTATTTCCCCCCATGATATTACTGATATGTTGAAATTCACCCTACAAACAGTAAATCCTAATTTTTCAAGTTCCTTTATCACATCTTTACTAAGCAATTTAAACTCAGCGAGGTATTCTCCGGCTCTTGCATGACGTTCAATCTTAATTAATGCTTCCTCCAAAGTTGGAGATTGTTGTTGTGCTAAATTGAATGCTTCGTCTCTTGTTAACATGATTCTAAATCGTTTAAGTTTTTAATAATAATTTCAATATCCCAAATAGCCATAGACGTAAGCCTATCATGGGATTCAATTTTCCATATCTTTGCGCTTGGATATTTCTCAGTAAGCAATTTCTTTAATAGATTGATGTTTGAATCATTAAAGATTACGTATCTTTCGTTGTCTATTGAGAACCCAAGTTCTTCCAGATATTTGATTTTCTCTTCTTCTGTTCGCTCTTCATCTTCATAGTAAGAACGGCTGATATTACCGCTTAACTTAACTGTGAGTGTGCCATATTCTCCAAAGGACATACTACTAACATGTCCAAATCCTTCTATGTTCCACCACCTCTTGAAATTTGAACAGACGTTCTTGATTTTCTCTCTGAAATCCTCGTTTGTCACCTTCTCACCTAATTGTCTCCGAAGCTCTCTATTTTCATCATTTAGTGACCGGATTTCGCTCAATCTTTCATTTTGTTCTCTTTCAAGTATCCCTTCATACCCCATTTTTTTCAGGAAAGACAATACATAGGATTCGGTCAAAGATAGATGAGTTTCTTTCATCCCTTCGGTCAATTCTCCCTTTGTCAACTGTTCATAGCAGAATCCAAGATTGAATTGGATATCCTTGTATATCTTTGCCAGTTCCTTGGCTAATTTGCCATCTTTGTCCTCTACTAATGTGGGGTCGTCGTTGCGTTTAAAACTTAGTTTTCTTTCTTCCATAATTGTTATTTATATGTTAGTTACCACCAAAATATACCTCCCCAAATCGGAGTAAATACTACAGCAAATATAATCCAAATGATTATAGCCCATTCCATATCAGAACCAAACCAAGAATAAGTATGGTCTCTTGTTAATGCAAACATGAGTGTACCCCCAAGGATAACCCCATATATAATAAAATTCCAATGTATCATTATCATTATTCAGCTAATTCTATTTTACATTCTCCCCAAAAACCATTATCAGCCGCTTTCGACATGCTACCATCTTTCTTTGCTTTTTTCAATTTAGGAAATACTTCATCACAAAATATTATGTATCCTTCAATATAAGCATATCTTCTCCTTTCTGGAATATGTATGCGTTCTCTATTATCAAAAGCCCAACCTTCGGATGGTGGATTAATGATACAAACTTTCGACCCGACTGGAAACGGAGCATTTGAATCTATATATGCTTGTTTCAAATCCATCATCTCGCACTTTAATGTATCTATTTTTTCTTGGATAATTGCTTTTTTAGCGATAAATTCTTCTTTATTCATTTTCTTCAAAATATTTAATTAAACTTTCTTTGTCTTTAAATAATTTTTTATCCCATAATGGATAATTGTTTCTCGGTACACTCAAACCATCAGACAGTTTATAAACCATCATAAAACTTCTATCCTCATGCGATATTTCAATGGTTATTTTATTAATATTTGCATAGCAAATATGGTCTTCACTTAGATAGCATACACTATCACCTACATCAAACTCTGTATTAATTTTCATATCTTTTCTTTTTTATTAGTCGGCACACTTGTGTCTTCTGTTTATTGTTATGATAGTAATCATCCCATTCTTTATCGGTATGTTCTTCTAATAAGCCAAAAGGATTATCACTATCACAAAGAACGCATTGTCCAGTTTGAATATCAAATTGCATTTCTCTATCACAGGTTGTACAAAACTCAATAGTATAATCAAATATACTTTGCGTTCTTTGTGGGTCTGTTATATAATGGCTTTCAGAATTTTCCATATCATTCAAATCTCAATTTGTCCAATTTGTCAATTTGTTTGTAAAGAGATATAATCCTTGCTTTTCTCATCTCTTCGGCTTTTTTTATCGCTTCATCTTCATCAGTAAAAGCATCTTTACTAAGGTAATATAGTTCACCTTCTTCATCTTTCACATATCCCGGATATTTATCCCAATAAGATTTCATTATTTCAGCTTCAATTTCTAGGATACCTGTTGTTAGGGCATATTTTGTTATATATACTTTTTCCATAATGATTATTTTACCATTGGACAAATCATGGTTACTTCACTCTCATATTCAGGATTCTTTATTTTTAATAAAGCCCTTTCTCCGGTTGGACATATTTCTATATTATCCGTACTGATAGCGTCGATAGCAGTCCTCATTTGTATAGCGTTGAAGTTCTGACATATCGCCTGACCACCTTCTGCATATATCTTTTCTGTATAGTTTTTGTTTCCTCCCCAATTTGTTGCTGAAATGGTAATTCCTTCTTCTGTAAAGCTGAGAGATATATTTCCGGTAATAGGCTTTTCGAAAATATTTATTGCTTTCAATAAACATAAAAGAATGGTTCTCTTATCTACTCTGACGGTAAAACGGTCTTTGTATTGAAGCAATTGAAAGAAGTTGGGAACTTTCATTTCCATCTTACGGATGAGCAACATTGAGTTTTCACATTTGATGATGATGTTGTTCTTCCCGTTTTTAATGGTCACTTCATTCTCTTTCTTTAGAGCCTCCCGAATACCTTTGAATGAATTTCTTGGAATAGATAGGATAGTTTTGAGATTGGATTCAGTCTCGCAAAAATCATGGTACATTTTGATACTGTCAAAAGCAAACGCATGAATGTTGTTTTCTTGAATAAACAGATGCAAGCATTCAAATACCGGTTGCAATTCATCTTCTTTCAAGAATGGGTTTCCCTTAACAATCCAGTATCCCAATGTTTGAGCCGGCATAGTAAACGTTTCCGCATCCGATTCTTGTTGAAGGGTAGGATACCATTTTGCATCTTCCACCGGAAATTCCATTGTCCCGGTATCGGTATAAATGGTAGCTTTCATTTTTTTCTCTTTATTGGCTTCTTCTCCAATAACTTCAACTTCCATTTCAAAGGTTTCATCCCTAAGAAGATTTACATACGATTCAATATCTGCCTTGTTAATACAGAATACAATGTCCTCATCAGAACTGATAATATTGCAGGACGTTTTAATCGCATTCATATCGTCATACGACAATATAGTACATTTGTTGTTTTTAACTGTGATTTTTACACATTCCAGTATCGGTAAAACCTTTCGGTTTCCTGCATAACAGCCACCGATATTGATGGCTTCCAAAAAGTCTTTTCTATTAAATACTAGCTTCATAATTATAATTTATAAGGTATCATATACGGTTCATAATAGTCTACTTGAATATGCTTAGGAGAGTATTCAAGTTTCAAGAGAGTTAATTTCAACATCTCTGTATCAGCAGTATCAAAGGTGTCGAATGAATCAGCGTGCCAATCTCCATCTTCGAAATAACCTACATATATCAAATCACTTTCTGTATTATATACCCGATAAGGGGTAATTCCTAAACTGGATAATTTAACTATGCACTTTAGTTCCATACTTTTTGTTTTTTCTTTTTAATCGTTTTTGGATAATTTCGTTCAACTTCTGTTCAATGAGAATGAATGACCTACGGAATAACATTGTATCAGTACGTCTGGTAAATCCACCATTCCATATACAAGTTTCCAAACACATTTCTTTTAGCCATTTTACGCCTTTTGTTCTAGTATGATATGCGTACTCTACATATTGAATGAAGAATAGAAAATCCACATGTTTCATCTTCAATAGAATATTGTTATTGTAGAGATAAGCTAAAGTAGAAATTACATCTTCCCTGTCAATTGGGAAACGAACCGATGGAAAATAAATATTTAAAATTTCATCCAGTTTCTTGTATTCCTCAATAGCTTTATCAGCTAATTCGTTTGTTGAATTTATAAAATTTTCCGGTTTACAATCCAACTTAAATGCAGCACTTATAAATGCAGAAATGCTTTCTGCGTCTTTCTTATCGTATTTTTCATGTCTTGCACATTCCGCATGAGATTTCATCATATGATAATGTAAATAGCACCGGAGCATCAAATACACTACTTCAATTCGATACTGCTGTCTTCCCCACCGAATACCTATTTCGGGATGGAAATCATTTGTTTTCTTTTTCATCTTCATCAAAAACGAATAAAACTCCATCAATACGTACATGTGGTAACTTTCCTGTCTTTATCCAAAGATATACGGTTTCTTTTACAAATCCTTTCTTTTCAGCGTAACTTCTGATGGTGAGAAGTTTTGAAATATCTACTATCTGTTCTTTCATATTATAATGCTTTAAATTCGTCATTTAGTTCTTTAAGTCTTTTCTTTATCTTTCCAATAGCTATTGATTTTACTACATCAAAATCAACCCAATCGATATTTACACCGTATCTGCGTGTATTGCTTGCAGTAGTTATATCAATAAGCTTACAGCTTTCTTCCCAGCTATTTAATTCTTTTTCTACTTTATCAATTTCTTGAATTAAATCAAATCCCTTTGATGCTTGTTCTTTTGTCATAATTATTTGTTTTTTTTTAGTTTTCTATTCTTTTTACTAACCACTGCTCCATATCTAGCATTTGTCCTACAAACTTCTTTCATCCAATCCGGGTCTTTCGAAATTCCCAACTCCCTCGCTTTCCGAACTAAAGTTCTAGGGGAAACTCCAATCAACTCAGCTAGTTCTTCGTTGAATGTTGTTGCATAATGCCGTTTCAATATACAGAGCATATTACCTGACCATGAGATACGTGTCGAATATCCTTTATGTTCCATGTATAATCCTTTAGACTCATCATAAAACTTTTTATCCGGCACTTTTTTCTTCTCTGCATATTCCATTCTCATCTCTTCTTTAGTGCAATCTTTGCATTTGGAACTATAATAAGATTTATGCTTATAAAAATCCCGCATCCAAAGTTTACGTTTGCATTTAATACATACTTTCTTTCGTCCCATATATATCTTCTTTTAATTTAGGCATTTGACCTTTCTTCATGTAATAATCAAGACTTTCATGGGGAGATGGAGTATGCCCATTTAGAATGTCAACAACGATATTCCAAGAGGTCATTACTTTTCGGTCTAAACAGGATTCTCTTTTAGGAGATTCAAGTGTATTTGAAACCAGCCGGAGCGTATCAGCAATTTCCCTCAATTTCCAAACTGGGACTTCTACAATTGGTTCATTCATATTACTTTTAAAATTAAAATTACTAATGTAATGAAAACGATAGCTATTGTAGAGAAAGCGAATAAACAGCCTTTATCGTATTCTTTTTCGTCAGATGGTGTATTATCAATATACCAATCGAGGATATGTTTATTTTTATTCATTCGTATCTTGCCTTAGTTAATTACCAGTCACCACCATCATTTTTTATCCCGTCAATTGTAGTTATACTATTATCAATATTACTACCATTTGATTTCGTAAATTCTGGCGTAGGATTATCTTCCGTATCTCCGTGCATCATTACATGAAGTGAACCACTGGCTGAATACAGCCAAAGACGATTACCGTCTTTCTCCCATTTTTTAGCTAATCTTTTCAATGAATCAATTAGCTTATCTTCTTCGGGTGTACATTCTATCCCGGCTTCTGTTTGATATTTGCTCATTACTATACTGTTTTGATTAAAATTTCTCTGGGTGTTCTAACACGTCTGTTATTTGAATCGCATTTCTAAAAATCCAGCCATGATTACATCTATTACATTTGCCTTCAAGTCTGATTATATTTCCTACTTCATTGTAGGATGAATCTTTAGCCACATATCCAACCGATTGAACAAAAGTTGTAGACGCAATACTTATTTCCATCAAAATAAGATTAGTACAGCCACATTTAGGACATCTTGCTTTACTTTTAAAAGTGTTCATATCTATATCGTTACGAATTAAGTTTTTCAATAAATTGTTTCACAGTAGGGCAATCCCTACCCATACATACATCCGGTTCAGAAAGGATAGCTCCATGAGCTTCTGCACAACCGCAGCACCATTCTGATTTGTACTCGCAATTTTCGATATAAGATTCGATAGCTTTCTGCTTCATATCTTCCTCACCAAGACAGAAAGCCTTTTCAAAGGTTTCCAATACAGCCTTTCTTACAACAGAGGTAGCTACACATACACTTTTTTGATGAGCTATTTCGGTTCTTACCTTATAATCGCTATCGCTCCAATGTTCAGAAGCATATTTAGATACATTTTTATTCATTACTGATTATTTTACTCTGATTTTAAATTTTTATAGCTTGGAGCGTAAGTCCAATAATCATACCCATAATTCTCACAGAAATCTCTAATATTACACTCTATATGCAGTTTTTGCCATTCAGAACGGCATCTTATGGAATCTGCGAGGATAATTTCCGTTTCAGCGGGTGGAAGTAAGCTACTTACTTCATACCAATTCAATTTATTCATATTTGTATAGTTATACGTTATTTGGTATGATAAATTCCACATTGTCTTGACTCATATATTCGGAAAAAGAAGCCTGTGAACATACTTTCGAGAAGTCATTATAACACCGTCCACGTACAGAGAAATAATATCTCTTGTCTTCAAGTACTCTTCCCATACAAACTTCTCCGTCGAAGAAGCACACTATCTCATTACCATTGTCCAGCAACTTTTTAAGAAGCCGATAATCTTTACTTAATTTATATGGTTTATTCATATTCATACCGTTTTTAGCCTAATTAGTCTACATCGTTAATACTAATTTCTCCTTTCAAAACTTGCTCTACCTGCCTATCAAGTATCTCTTGAAACTCTATCTGGCAGATAAAAGAGCAATCTGGTATAATCTCTTCCACAGGGTTACCTCGCCATGTTGGCAACTCATCCAAGAAGATACGTCCGTCTTTATCTTTTAGGCACGTAGCACCAACATTACGCTCAATCTGTGCCATTTGGTTGAAGACTTCTGGGAAGTCCTTGCGTATCTTATTCCAGTAGCCCATACCACCCTTTACACATCCGATGCAGTTATTATTATTGTAACCCATCTTGTACATAGCGGGGATTTCAATACCAGCTTTCCAGAGCATTCCCATTGCATCCGGCTTCGTGATATGCTTTTCAATAAGCGGGAATAGTGGCTTTGTGTCCGGGTACTGCTGCTTTAATCGGATAGCCCGATTTATTTCTTTCGGGTCATAATCAAAGCCCCATACTTGCCCGTCCCAACTTCCCAACTCCTTTTCTAACTTATACCTGACCTGCTTCTTTAGCTCAAATGTACAGGCGGCGCCAGTTGAACCATTGATGTATCGTTTCTTAGTTAATACATCTTCTACATTGGCATACTTATCACTTCGTATGGTATGAATAGGCTGTCCGTACCATTTCTCACAATCAGAGAGAAAGCGAGAGTTATCGGGATGTCCTGAACCAGTTTCAATATAATAGAGATGCACATCATTGTACAGACTCAATGCTATCTTACAAGCGACTGCGGATGTTACACCGCATGAGAACCACGCTATTATCATTTGATTTCTTTCTTTATAGTTACACGTTAATAGACATTCTTTTAATATGCGCAAAACAATCATCCATAGCCTTGTCAAAAACTTCTTGACTTATGATATTTTTCTCAATCCGTTCCACGTATTCACTTGAATAAGATGCAAGTTGGATGCTTGAATCACTATTACTTACATCTTCTCTATTGTCAAAATATACATGTATGCAATCAAATACCACTTCATCACCGATTTCATCAGTATTTACCCTAACTATCGCTGTGATTTTTTCATAAGAAGTATGCGCCATATGAATACACTTTCCAACGAGATATTGATATTTTGCCTTTTTTTTATCGGCTTCCTGCTTCTTTAGCTTCTGTATTTCAGCTTCTAATTTCTGTATTCTGTTCATATCTTTATAGTTATTCGTTAATTACTTTAGTCTTAAGATGATTAATGAAAAAATCTATTTCATTACGCATCGCAGATAATTTTTGTATAAACTCGGATACACTATCATCGCTTGACTTGTGAAGCCTTACTTTTCCATGACAATCAGCAATCTCTATAAATAAATCTCGACCAATTCCGTCTGAAAAATCAGTTTCACCATCAAAGCATACAATACTTCCAGTCGAGCGTGAATTTTCAGAGTTAAGCCAAATGCGATGGTTGTAATATACTTTGCTCATTCCTATTTAATTATTAGTTAAATACTCATGGATTTAAACTCTCTCGGTGAAATATCATTTCCTGCTTCTACAGATTCAAAAAATGACTTAACGGGACATACACATTCAGGCATACCGTAAATTCCGCATTTATCCGGCAAGGTTGCCATAATACATAATCCGTCAGCAGGGAAATGCTGGCATCCTACATTATCATCCCAATTGATATATTTCTGTGCTTCGGAAGCTAATGTGTCGCAGGCTTGTTGATAAGCTATATAAGCATTATCTGCTTTTCGTATCGAATCTTTTATATTCATTACTTTATAGTTATTAGTTAAATTCTACAAAATCTCTTATCTTTAACGCAAGAGATTCATAATATTCTGATTCCTCTTCCGACAACCCAATACGCAAAAATTTCTTGTATAGGTAATGATACTGTTCTAACATATCAAGCTGTTTCTCCGTAAAAACTCTACGCTTTATTTTCTTTATTTTCTTCATTACTTTATAATTTTCTCATTTAACATCTATCACGTTCCTATATACTCCAAAAAAAGGAACATCCACACCACAAACAGAAATTTCATACACAGAATCTTTCTCTATCTTCCCGGCAAATTCAGGATATGCTAAGATACCATCAATGTTGATGCGGAATGTTCCTTTATCAGTGTATAGCAAATAGTATATTCGGGTGCTAATATCCTCTTTGCTGCCGGATACTTTTTCTATTTTATCGACTTTATTCACTCTCACTTTTAAAGTTTGTTGATTGGAAAAGGTTACAAACCAAATACATCCAATGAATGCAATAACGAATATTGCGATAGTTATTTTCTTCATCATCTAAGTTTATTTGTTTATTAGTTATTGGTTAAACATGATGCAAAGATAGTGATAATTTCTCTATTACCAATAGATAATCAACAATTAACAATAGTTTAACTTATGGGCGAAAAGAAACCGGCTGTCCTAATGGGGAAGGACAGCCGGAGAAGAAAATCAAAAGATTGTCTTGTAAGAGGTTTGCAGGGACAAAGATAGCAAAAAATATCAATAAGTTCATTTTTAGAGCATTTATTTTTTTGATTCATAAAAATATTACTATCTTTGTCATGTCCGAACTACGACCGGACGAGGTGAGATATTTCATAGCTGGTATATTATAAGGTTATGTGGGCACTATTGGGGAAGGGTCGTAGCTTCCCTTTTAGTGCCTTTTAAATACAAAGGCATGATAGATTTGAAACAATTCAAAAACAACTCCATTCAAAAAGGATTATGTCAGGGATATACTGACATGTGGAGCGATGAGAAAAGCAAATGCCAGCTTTTCGAACTTGCCTGTGACACTAACGCAGTGGAATACATGGCTAAATCGCTCAGTCAGGGATGGGGATTATCACCGGAATATATAGCTGATAAATTCAAATTCTTCATTAATGGAAGATATATCTGCAAATATAAGAATGAAAAAGGGCACGGATATACCAGTACGATGTTGTGTAAATACAATGGTGAGAAATTTCTTATAGACACTACGCTTCTCTGTGTATTGGAAACAAACACCAAACTGGTTGTAAGCCCTTATCATATTTGCAAAATATACGTTGCAGGTGAAAGTAATCTGTCTATTGAATTAGGAGAAAACAGCCGATGCTACATTTATCTATATGGTAAAGAGCCAGTATTAACCGGAGATTATATGAATAAAAGGGTAATTGTAAAACGTATCATAGAGGAGGTGGACGAATGATAACTAATCCGAAGTTTTACATGCAGGAAATAGCCAAGCCAGATACTAAACCTATCAAAGACTTGGAAGTAGATTTTTCCGGCATGAAGTATCTCTCCTGTAAAGGGTTGTCTTCAAAAGGTAAATCCAGAGTATATACTGAACAGTATGCTGACTCTAACGGTATTAGAGTGTATATACCAACTACCTTAACTGTAGATACCGTAGATATCGAATTTGAATTTGTCTTTGCCGGAGATAACCGCAGAGATGTATTTGATACCTTTTACGAATATGTTAAGAATAAGAAACTGAGATATTGGGACAATGTACGAAACAGGCAAGTCGAGATGTATCTCAGCGACAAGGTTGAGCCATCGGAAGACATATTGCTAGGAAGTACACCTTATATTAAGGCTACTTTCAAGTTTACTAATATAAACGGAATATCCACTAAAAAGTCATAGATGAAAAGCAAGATATGTACATATTTGCCACATATACTTATAGCTATCTCGCTGCTGATATCTATCTATTCATTGTTTCGTAAACCGAATGAAGAAAAGATAGTTACTACTACGGATACTGTGTTTGTGACGAAATATGATACTCTTAGGTATAGTTATCCAGTATTCTTCACGAAAAAGGTAATTGATACAATTACCATCTATCTGAAAGATTCTTCCAAAATAGAACTTCCGATAGAACAGAAATACTATAAACAAGATGGAAGTTATGAAGCATGGGTGTCCGGCTATCATCCATCTTTGGATAAGATAAATGTCTTCAATAAGACCGAATATAAAACCATAACGAATACCGAAACGCATACGCTTTATAAATCCTCATGGAGAGGATACATAGGTGGGCAAATACAGACGTTTGACCAGAAGTGGATACCTTCTATCAAACTGACTATAACATCTCCAAAATCGCTTCTTATAGAAGCCGGAATAGGAGTATATGATAACAAACCTGTGTACAATGTAAGTGCTGGGATAAAAATATGGGGTAAATAATATGGGTGAGAAGGGATTGCATTTAAAAGAGACCGATGTTTTAATTGGTGTAGATTTAGCAAAAGAGGGAGAAGACAGCCGTAGTTCTGTTCGTCTATTTAGGGCGAAAGCTATATCTAAACTACTTCCTTGCTATCAAATGTCCAGTGAAGAACTAGACAAAAGATTGGATTATTTTTTTAATAAATACATAAATTATGGTAACAAAAGAAACTGAATCATTGACCCAGATGTTGCTAGAATCAAGAGTATCGCAACTTCCAGAAGAGAACGACCCCGCTAAGGTATGGGTGTTGGCATTGGTGAAAGTACTACGCAAAACAGGTCAGAAAGACTATGTGATTGCCGAACATGACTTCTTTGGATGGAACGAAATCCGTGTCAAATCAGAAATGGCAGGCGTGGGTATTCTCGCAGAAGTAGAAAGTATTCATCCGTACTCCTATTTGACCGCTTTGGATATGCCGACAGTAAAGACCAAAGAAGATATCATCAATTTCTTGGCTTCTCGCACCAAAGAAGATGCTGAATATCTGTCTTCTCTAGGTAATGATGTTCTGAAAAAGATGTTGTACAACGTCTGCATTAAGAATAAGGCTTCTAAGTGGGGACAGAAACAGGACTATGAAGACTATGTTCTCGGAATTAAAGAACCGGAACACAAAGTATCTAATGTAATTGACTTCTCCGAAGAAGACAAAAAAGAAGAACCTGTAAAATCTTCTGAGCCTGAAAATGCCGAAGAAGAAAAGGTTGAAGATGAGAATCCGGTATTGGGAGAAGAGCCAAAGAAAAGAGGTCGTAAACCAAAAGAATAATACATGAAAAATAGAGAAGAACTTGAAAAGAAAATGAGTGAGAAGATTGCCAAGTTGAAAGCTCTGTGCAATGATGCTCATTATTCCGATAAGCTGATTAACGACATTTTATCGTTGAAAGCGCAATTGGATATTGAACCTACTTATATCCATATTCCCACTAAAAGTGTGATGAAGGATGAAGCCGGGAACGATATAGAATATAACTTCGGTCACTTCACTTTGATTAAGACAAAAACTTGTATCATTGTTGGAATGAACGGTTATAAAATACTGGTATTCCCTTGGATATATACCTTGTATTGTCATTTGGACGCATTGATAATATTCAAAAGCCAGTATGAGGGATTTTCTGAACAAGAAAAATCCAATTACGATGCTTTGTTGAATGCCACTATGGTCATTCTTCTGAATCCTACAACTTGTTTCTCCGAAGACGATTATTGGATTCAGCAAGCTACCTATCTTACGAAGATGCAGAATGAACTATATACCCGTCTACTGAAAACTCCATTGCAGGAAGAAGATGTAGTAGCGAACGAACAGTTCCGGCAGGAAGTTGAGATGATGGAAGATTTGAAGTCAGAACTTAATAAGAAAGAAGATGGAGAAAAATCAGAATCAGACGAAAGTACCGGGCTTTGAGCCAATGGGACAAAATTATACTCCATATCCTTGTGGAGAAATATATCCTGATTTGGAAGGGGTAGACAGAGTACGTGTAAGATATAAAGAAGACGGTAGTTATGAAGTTGCCCCGGAGAGACTGAACATTGGCGGATATACATATTTGAGACCTAAAATGAAAGAAGAAGAACTGAGTAACTTGGTAAGTGATGGAAATATCCGACCGGATTATTACAACTATGCGATAGAACCGGTTGAATATATCCACAAGAACAAGCTCGACTTCTTTCAGGGAAATGTGGTAAAGTATATCACCCGGTTCAGAGAAAAGAACGGTCTGGAAGACCTCAGAAAAGCCAAAACGTATATTGACCTTTTAATTGAAAAAGAATATGGCAAAGAAAGCAATCCGTGTAAAAACGGGTGTAAAGGTTGTGAGAAAGAACAATGCTGCAAGAAAACCTGTAAAGCCGACGTTTAATGATGGTAGTGCTCCGGGATTCTTAACAACCAAAATTGCAGTAACAGTAAAGAAAAACAGAAAATGAATCAATTAGTTCGATTATCTATATTTTTCATTGCCATTTATTTTTTAGTGGCACTTGTATTTGCTTGGGACGGATATGTGATTTCAAAATCAGAACATTACCGTTTCTTGCTAGAGTATATTCTATATTTAGCAGCAAAGGATAATCCGAAGTATAATTGTGAATACGCCAGATTTTTAGCTTTATCAGTTTTTCTCACAGATACTTTCACGTGTCTTGACCAAAAATTTGATTTAGTTCCTGACCCCTATCTATTTTTGGCTGTCCTCTCTAGTCTTTGGGCAGTTACTATTGTCGCAACCATTATCCTTGGTATCCGACATTTCAAGAAAGTTCGTAAACTTAAACGGAAAAAGCGATATGAAGACAGTATCAAGTAAGATTGCCGCCATGAAAGCGGAGACCTTTGACATCATCAAAGGAGAAATTGATAAGTTATCGCCAATAAGGCGCATTGTCTTCGAGACAGTCTTTTCGAGAATATTTGATTTATTCAGTGCAGATTGTTCAGAAGATGAACTTGCCAGTGCGGTGAACTCATTGGAAAAAGTGAGTAGTGAGTATGTGAAACCATCTGATTATTATAATTACGATGAAGCGATGGAAGAATTGGGATACGGTTCAAACAGAGCAGGATTTGTAGCTTTAATGAAAAAGCATGGGATTAAGTCGAGACAATTCAAAGGGCACAAAATTGGGTTTAATAAGGCTGAAATCTTAGCATTGAAGAATGAACTGAAAGAAGATTTCAAAAGACGCCAAAAGAAATTAAATAAAAAAGAAACCACCCAATCTTGGAAGTCCCATATAGTCTAGAAGGGAGGTCTATATGGCGCACGAGAATGGTATCATTACCAGACCGGTTCAAGTCTCTAAAGACATATACCCTGTTCTTGGAATTTCCAGAAGAGAAGATGGATATGCTTTAGCCTATGCGTGCTACAATACGCATAAGCAAATCAATATGTTTTCTAAGAAAAAACCGGTTCGATATTCTAAGCCTAGTCACGAAGACGACCCAGAGTGGTTTAAGGGAGATATGGGAGACAACTACGGATTCCTCTTGACTGACGGAACAGCTATTGTTTCCTCTCTTCCCACTTTTGGTACAGTGGACGGCATAGCAAAATGGATTTATAATCCTCCTAAAAGCGGTGAATGGGCAAGGTCTCTTGATTTTGATGGATACAATCATTATGCAGATGCTCCCATCCACTTCAACATGAATCAACTGATAAACAAGGATGGACAGTCCATGTATCGGTTGTATTACTCTCAGGCTAATGCAGATATTCCTTTTTCGGAATTCTTCAAGTACAACCCAGCTAGTGCAACTAACCCAGAGTATCGTCTTGCGTTCATATATCGAACGAAGGATACCCTGCCATCGAACTATCAATTTGTATTGAGTCCGCCTAACCATAAATGGGGAAGCTCGGACTACTACCAAATGGATATCAACAGTTGGCTGTTAGATGCTGGAAAGCAGGTTGAACTATCTGTATATCTTACTTTAGTAAAGGAAACGACAATCCCCAGCAATGTAGAAAATTCCGGTTTATCTAAAATCACTCCGCTTATTCCGCTTGTGTTTGAAGATGCAGGCGATAAGATGGAATATCTTAGACTGTTTACCAATGAAGAAGCCTATGTTGAGCCAATCACAATCGACGAGGTTGACCTGTTGGCGAACAAAGCGTCTGTACCGGGAACATGGGTTATCACCTTCCGAATCTACTTCCATAGCTCCAAAGGAAACTCTGTTACTTTGGATTTATCCCAATATACGATTGAGTTATATTGCGGTTCATGGAATGGACAATTTAAACTACCTAGCGGTGTCATATCCAACGATTTGGTATTTGAGGGTCTGTCCGGTAGTGCGACGGCAAGTGGAACGGGTATAAGCAGCGTAACTGCTAAAATTACCTACAGTCCGCAACCGGTGGCAAACTACATCATGCACTCATTCGCTGACGGGTCTACCGGTTCGGATGGATTCCCTAAAGGGAATGTTACGTTCTACCTTATCCGCAAATCGGATAAAAAGAAGATGTTCATTGAAGATATTGATTACCACAATTATGTACCTATTACAATTTCGTGATTATGGAAAAGGAAAAAGAACTTAGAGTAAAGGCAAAAAGAGTATGGAATGCAATGAGATATAGATGCTCTCTAAAAGACTATGGTTCAAGAACGTATGCTTATAGGGGAGTAACTATATGTGAAGAGTGGATGGATTTTGAATGTTTCTTTGAATGGTTTAAAAATAACTACATTGATGGTTTCCAGATAGATAAAGACATATTAAAAAAGGGTAATCGTGTTTATTGTCCTGAATATTGCTGTTTTGTTCCTGCTTTTATAAACAGTTTATTCACTAAATCAAATAAAATTAGAGGGAAATATCCAGTAGGTGTAGACTTTCATTGTGGTAAATTCAGGGCTAGAGTAAAAAAGGTTATTAATGGTAAAAGAGGACGTTTAGACCTTGGATATTTTAATAGTCCAGAAGAGGCATTCGATGCGTATAAAATAGAAAGGGAGAAATACTTTAAGGAGACAGCGGATAAATATAAAGATGTTATTCCTGAGAAAGTGTATAATGCTATTGTTAATTATAAAGTAGAATACGATGATTAAAAATAATTTACACCTCCCCTTAGAGAGAGAGAGAGAGAGAGTTACCCTTGTAGTTAAAGGAAATTTAATTTCGGAAGGAAAGTTATCAGGAAATATAATTTCAGGCTATGATGAGGAACTAGACACCCAATATGATATCAGTTGCGCCATCATAATTGATGGAGATGTACATGTAAACGCATTCGATAGCTCTCACTCTATAGTGCTAGTTACCGGATGCGTTGCTACGAAAGGGGGTGACTATGGGGTATAGTAATGGTATTGTTACTAAACCTGTCACCACTAAAGACATTGGTCAGGCTATAGGTAGCAGTTCAAGAAAAGTAGGTGTTTTATGCACAGACTCTAACATCAACAAGTGGGCGAGGTACAAACCGGTATGTTTACCTACTGTTCACAAAAACGATACTTTCGATAATGATACAAAAATGTGGGGAGAGGTTCGTTCTGATGTATCTACTTGGGATAGACCTTGGTTTTATGGTTCTATAGCGTATCCGGTGTATATTGTGCCCATAATAAGTAGTCTTAGTGATTTAGGAAGTAATGGTTCTCCTAATGAAGCTGCAATATGGAAATATAATCCTCCATTTGGATATCCACATGCTCCTTTCCGAATGACAGATTTTTTAGGATATAATCACAATGCTTTCCCTCCTGTATATGTTCGTATGTCTGACCAAATTATAATTAATGGTACTTATGATACAACCATTGAAGAATGGGGAACAGATAAAAGGTCGGGAGAATGGGAGTTTAAAGAAATATTAGAAGTTATAAATACCAATACACAAGTATATGCCGGTATTGCGATTAGAAATATTACTAGAAACGTTCTAGTAGGATATGTAAAAACAGAACCATTAACAGGCACTCTAGCGGATTATGAAAATGGTGTTTTCCGTTTAAATCCAGCTAGCGGTTCTCCAATTGCAGATGGCGGATTTGGGCATAAGGTATATGCTAATGATTTAATAGATGTCTACATATTCCTATCTGTTTCTCCCGGAGAAACAGATGTTGATTCAATGCTAAAATACAGTGCCTATGTAGATTCTGATTCAGAGTGTTATAAAAGATACATAGTTGGTCATAACACTATTACCGTTGTTGTAAAATACGCTTTTGCTGAATTGACAAGTACTATACAACAATTTATTTCTGGTAAGGTGTACTATGTAAATGACAATGATTATGGTGGAGATGGAAGCGTCTATAAAGTTACTAGCTATATTGAAGCTCTTTATGGTTCTGTAAATATAGATAAAACTCCTAATAGTGATTATAGTAGTTTCCGTATTTATCTTTCTGGTGATTGCATTGGAACAAAATCAAATGGAGAGACATTCTATTCATCGGCTGTACCTATAATTACATATCTAACGAAAACCAATGGAAATTTCAATAATGCAAATTTCAAATACACATTGAATGGAACAGAAGATATGAAATTCATTGGGTATAATTCTGTAAGGGATGCACAGTCACAGGTTAACGGTACGGAATTTATCGGATGTCCTATTTATGATAGTATTGAATCCAACAATGTGGATGCAGATAATGTTGGAGTATTATCACAAAGAAGAATTGAGCTTAGATGTAGCGCAGTAAGTAGCAAGCAATACTATATGATAAGTATGCAAAGCAAGAATGATAACAATGTTGTTACTATTTTACCTTAAACATATTCTAAACCCATCGAACTCGATGGGTTTAGAATACTCATTATAACCATTGTCCGGTTTCAAAATTAAACTTTCTGGTAAATATATTGCCAGCATCGCCTACGGTTTGAACGCCTCTTATGGATATTTCCCAAATGGCATTATAGGTAGGTAAGAGTAGATTAGTTCCCGGGTCTACCATAAATGCAGCGGAAGAAAGACCTTGCACTATTTGTACTTTTGAACCATATTCATATACATCTCCGGTTTCTTCATCGGATATTTCTATACTCATGGTAAATTGCAATTGACCACCATATTCATTTTTAACCGTTCCGGTCATGTAATAAATCTCATATACATAAGAACCGCTAACCAAGTTCTTTTGATATTCTATATTTAAGGTAGTTACTGAAATATATTGTGCAATAAAATTATATGTTTCTAATAAGACTCTTTTATGTCCCTTCCCTTCTTCATATTCCAAATAGTACATACTATTTACTTCTATAGGTGGGGTTTCAGTAGGAGCACCAGTAAATGAGTATTGGCTCAATATAGCATACACATCTACTCGCTCACCAGCCAGCCATGTATCCCTAACAGGAATGGTTAAATCTTCTGGTGGAAACCATTCAGCAAGAGTTTTTTTAGTCGTCTTCCATATTGTACCTTTAGTTGGATGAACCACCAATAAGCCGGGAAACCAAGATACTTCATTGCCGTAACTAAATAAATCAAGCATTTCTATATTACCTTCTTTCCATGAAGTAGCATAATCATCAAATGCAATTATGACATAGTTATTGCTATCCGCTTTATTTAGATAGGTCTTATCCGGTATTCCTATTTCAATAGATGGTGTAGAATCATGGTAGTATCCATCAAAATCTCTCATCCTAAATGGCGAATTTGGATATCCTTCTGGACGTTGATATATCCATGCCATATTAGAACCAATAGAGCTTGTATTTACAAATGGAATAGAAAAGCCATATTTTACTTTTTTCCGTTCTTCTTCTGTAATCGGGCTGTACGTTTTGTACTTTACCGGTTTGTACCTCGCCCACTTGTTGATGTTAGAGTCTGTGCATAAAAAAAGCCCTGCATCGGAACAGATTGACGCAGGGCTTTTACAGAAGAAGAGGTTTGAATCAAAAATCAAAAAATACGAATATTATTCACACAAACACAGTTTAGTCAAATTTCATCGCCATTTCAAAAGCATGTTTGATGAAATACGGTTGGTCGCCAAAATACTTCATCACTGTATCGCATTGTTCTTTGGTGAGGTTTACAATGCCGTTCTTGTAGATGTCCCGAGCTAGTTCCACCTCTCCCAATTCCTTAGTCTGGCTGTAGATTACATTGCCGATTTGCTTGGAGTAGTCGATGTACTCAACCTTTCCTTCAATGTTTTCTACGGCTACTTTGGTAAAGTCAACTTTCTTACATTTTCCTTCCATGATAAAAAATAATTAAGTTTTTTAATTTATATATATACTGGTTAGTTAGATACCTGTTTTAGCTTTCGGCATAACAGTGGTGGGGTCGAAAGTCTTTACTTCGGTCATGTACGTTTCAATGGCAGTCATAATCTTGCCCATTTCCGTAAAGTCGGATACGTTCTGGAACGTTACGGTAAACGAGCCGTTACTGTTGAAATACGCTAGGTCGGTATTCTTATCCAGAGTCTTGACTGTACCACTCTCAAATGCGCCAAGCTCATTGTCAGTGAATGTTACATTACTTTCGATAAAATAGTCGGTGGTGTCTTTCGTGACGATTCTCACGTTCATCGAATTAAGTTTTTCTGCTACGATAGCCATAATGATAGTTTTTAAGTTTATAAACTGAACGCAAATATAAATATAAATTGCCGGATATCAAAATTATATATCAAAAAAATAAGTGGAATGCTCTGCAAAGCATTCCACTTTATAACGCAGGCATATTCCTGAAATATTAAAAATATTTTCATATGAAAGTCAAGGGATTTTTTTGCCAGACTCCCTTGACTTATAAAACGAACAGGGCGTTTCCCTGCATAATTTTTTTAAAAAAAAACTATATGTTGAATTTTATTAAATATATTAGGTTTGATGGTGACACAGTTATCATCTAATATCTTACCTTTCCATTAGTAAGAGTAGCTTCTCTTAAAAAATACCTCCCCTATTTTCACAAACAGGGGAGATAAATCAAACATTGTCATTTCAAAATTGCTTATGTGTCGCAAAGATATGGAACTACTTTAAACTTTCCAAATATTCTATTCTCTTTTTTAGCTCTCTTATTTCATCTTTCAATATTTCAACTTCGGATTTCACCTCACGCAATCCAAGGACATTGAGTTGAACCGCACCTACAACGGTGAAGAGGAACTCTTTGTCTAGCGGATTAATCTTCAAATATCCATCTTTGTCTTTGGACACCATTGAAGTACAAGATTTGATGTCCTGTGCGATTAATGAGGTATGTCGTCCGGGCTTATAAGTCCGGACTGCACGCTTCATCTCTTCTTCACGATATTCAAAGTCTTGTACCATCCCGAGGTCTAGTACTCTTTGCTGATAGTCTTCCAAAGAGAAGTTCTTCTTTAGATTCCGGTCAGAAGTAGAACCAGCGGATACTTCACCGGATGCAGCAATGTTTCCACCGGATATCCATATAAACTTCGCTTGCGAAGACATCTGGATAGTTCCTTCTGCCTGTATATTCAGATTGATATCGGTAAATCCACCATTGTTTGCAAAGTTCGGGAAGAATGCGATTTCAGACCATCTAGTCCCGGGAGAACCACCTGCACCCATCTTTATCTTTTTATCCCCAGATGTACCTAACGTGATAGATTCATCTCCCGTTGTATTGCCATTGATGTAAATACCTTTGGTGAATACAGCGTTTGAACCTACTCTTAGTTGTTTAGCTACTCCAAGTCCTCCGGTGACTTTCACAGCCGCAGCAGTCGTGCTGGTCGCATCAGTTGCATTCGTAAAGGAAACAATTCCGGCTGCGGAGAGAGTAGAACTAAGCGTGGTTGCTCCACCTACTCTTAACTGCTTAACAATTCCGACACCGCCATCACAAACAAGGCTTGCTGCTGTGGTACTGGTCGCATCGGTTGCATTATTTGCGTTTACTACTCCACTTACATTAAGCGTACTGCTCACTGATAGTGTAGAGCTTAATGTAGCCGCACCACCCACTCGCAATTGCTTGCCAACAGCTAAACCACCTACAATTCTTACCGCAGCGGCAGTTGTACTGGTTGCATCGGTAGACAAGTTGAACAATCCAGTAGAAGCTACAGTTAATGTACTACTGAACGTAACCGCACCGGATACTTCAAATGCCTTACTATGTAATAATTTACCCGTAGTACTATCCCATACTGTTCTCCAATCATAGTTGTTATCACCCGAATCAATACGAGCTTTATAGAATCCGTAAAATCCGATGGAGTTTTTCAATCCTCCAAATACTACTGCATCCCCAGCAAAAGACTTCACTCGGTATAATGCGTGTGCACTAGCTTCTGAGGTATTCTGATTGCCTGCTATAAGATTAGTTCGGGTAGCTAATGAAATCCATTGTCCGCTAGAATAAGGTACTGATAGTAGACCACTGGTTGCAAAAGTTACATTTCCGCCAATAGTTACATTTCCGCCCACTCGAAGCTGTTTCACAATGCCTACTCCACCATCGAACACTGCTCCCGCAGCCGTTGTGCTAGTAGCGTCCGTAGCGTTGTTAGCATTCAGTACTCCTGCGATGTTCACCGTAGAAGACAAGGTAGCTACTCCACTTACATTCAAAAGTACAGAGTACATGTTTGACCAGCGATTAGAACTTGTTCCATTTGCCAAAGCATTATTTGTTCCGGGA